AATAAAAAATAAATATTATAATTATATAGAGTTCTGGCTGGGTGAAACCATTTTTTGTAACCCGTTGCCATTTTGGTTCCTGTGTTTACTTTTTCGAAAATGAGGATAAAATCCGAGCCATGACTACCAAGACTCCATCAAAAAACGGAAAGTTTTTAGGACGTCCAACCAAGTACGACCCGGCTTATTGCGAGCGAGTCATTGAGCTTGGTAAGCAAGGTAAGTCGCGTTGGCAGATTGCGTCAGAGCTTGGTATTACGCCTACCAACCTTGCCAATTGGGAAATTGCTCACGAAGATTTTCAGCGAGCCTTGAGCATAGCACGTCTTGACGCATTGGCGTATTGGGAAGAGATGGCGCATCTTCACATGATTGAGACGCCAGGCGGTCCAAAGCTAAACACTGGTCTCTGGTCAAGAAGCATGGCTGCGCGGTTCCCCGAGCAATATCGGGAGAACTCCAAAGTTGAGCTCACGGGTAAGAACGACGGGCCTGTGCAAGTTGAGCATACGCATGACTTCACGGGTGAGCTGTTGAACGAGCTTTTGGCTGTGAGACAATCCGATGCTGAGTCCCGAGATAAGTGAGCAATTTGCCGAGAAGATACGCAAAGGGCCGGATCTCAACAAGCTTCCGCCGGAGCATAAAGCAGCGACTTTAGCACGAGTCAAATGGCTGACAAAAGCAGGGCGACATCAGATTCCGCCCGCAGGTGATTGGTGGAGTGTGTGGTTGCTCCTTGCAGGGCGTGGAGCAGGAAAGACTCGGTGCGCAGCTGAGTGGGTGTGGTGGGAAGCTTGGTCTCAGCCCGGCACACGATGGTTGGTCTCAGCCCCTACATCCGGAGATGTTCGTGATGTTTGCTTTGAAGGCGACTCCGGACTGCTTAACGTCATACCGCAGCCCCTTATCGAGACATACACCAAGTCTCTTCACGAGATCAGACTCATTAACGGGTCTATCATCAAAGGCATCCCGGCCTCAGAGCCGGAACGATTTCGAGGTCCTCAGTTCCATGGTGGTTGGCTTGACGAGTTGGCTGCATGGGACTACCTGGATGATGCATGGGATATGCTGCAATTCGGATTGCGGCTTGGCAAGAACCCCCGGCTGATCTGCACCACAACGCCTAAGCCCAAGCCCTTGATCATTGATCTGGTAGGCCGCGAGGGTGACGATGTGGTGTACACCACGGCCAGCACCTACGACAACCTCCAGAACCTCGCTCCGACCTTCCAGAAACAAATTCTTCAATACGAGGGGACCAAACTTGGGCGCCAAGAGATTCATGCCGAGATCATCGACCCCGAAGAGGCGGGTATCGTCAAGCGTGACTGGTTTAAGCTCTGGCCTGCTGAGAAGCCTCTCCCGAAGTTTGAGTATGTCGTTCAATCCTACGATTGCGCTACTTCGGATAAAACCCACAATGACCCGACAGCTTGTGTCGTGTTCGGGATTTTCAAGCCGTCTGACGACAAACCCCTCTCAGCAATGGTCGTCGATTGCTGGGAAGAGCATTTGCAGTATCCCGACTTACGACCAAAAGTCGTGGAAGAGTCTAAGTCGATTTATGGGGACGACAATGAGTTTGGGCACGGGAAGAAGGTCGACCTTGTACTCATCGAAGATAAGTCGGCCGGCATCAGTCTCCTTCAAGATCTCCAAAGAGCGGGAGTCCCGGTAAGAAGCTACAACCCGGGAATGGCAGACAAGATGCAGAGGCTGAACATCGTGGCCCCTATCATTAAGCGGGGTCGTGTCTACGTACCTGAGTCGATGAAGAAGTCCGGCTTTGCACGTGATTGGGTGGAACCATTGATCAGCCAGCTGTGCGCCTTTCCTGAAGTTCGGCATGACGACCTGGTAGATGCCACGACTCAAGCATTGAGAATTTTGAGAGATATGGGATTCTTGGACATTGATCCGGTATACAATGACGAGAGTTCGTATTCCGACGACGCTAAGCCGAAGAGGGTCAATCCCTATGCCATATGACGCGTTAGGCAACTACATTCCTGGCGAAGAAGACTACTACGCAGGAACACCCCGCCCTCGAGGCGAAGTCCCACGTCCAGGATACTTGGACATTCCCACTGGCAATCCGCTTTATGACAACCCGCCTAACATCGATGAGATGCGCCGCGCATTGGCCACGATGCGGCATGCCAATTTCAAGGACCCGCTTGCAAAGCCGCGTCAACGCTTTTCAGAATTGCAGCGCGATATCTCAAGTCTACCGCAACAAGTCTCTGACGTAACCAATACGCTCTTTGGCAATCCGTTTCAGATGATGGTGAGGACGCCTATTGAGGCGTTAGCCACAAGGCAAACTTCTACGCCCGAGGTTAATGCACTACTTGAAAAGAACGCCGCGCCAGTGCAAACGCCACAAGGCGCTGAGTTTGCGTCCAACGTAGGCAAGGTATTTGAGGAAACCAAGATGCCACAGGCATGGCCAATGATGCCTGGTGGTTTACCTCGTCGCCCCATGCTCACAGGCTCCGATGTCTTGGCGTTAAAAGGCGATGCTGCGCGTTTGGCCACGCAATTGAGAGAAGTACCCGCAGATTTCCAAGCAGCACAAACTGGCTTTCAGCGCATTGACCCCATTACAGGCAAACCCACCATTGGTTCACGTCTGCAAAGCTTGGCCGATGAGTGGGCCAGCATAAGTGAAAGGCGCCAAAGTCTGCAAGATGAGTCTCCATTTGCCGCAGCTACATCTCCTGAAATGTACGCGGTGCGTAAAAAAGGCACAAGGTTGGTGGAGCCTACCAAGCCTGAAACAGCAATGGGCGCAAGCTTTAGTGTGGACCCAGCAACCAATATTGTGCGATCATTTGCAGGTGCGTCTCGAGATTTGAGCCCATACAATTTGTTTACGCAATGGCGTAATTACGTTGAGAGTGAGCTGCCTAATGAGGTATTAGATGGCATGCGCAACTTCGCAGCAATGCGCAAAATGGAAATGTTCCCAGGCCTTGAGATGCAAGATGCAAGACGTGCATTTGATAGGGCATACACTGAGCGCAACTCCAATGCAGCCAAAACGATGGAGTTGTATACAGAATATTTGAATTCACCTGAAGCACGTGCAATAGCTGAGCGCACAGGCGCTAATGTTGTAACACCTACTGACTTCACACAACGCCATGCAGCCGCTGTGGATTGGTTGCAAGGCCCCTTCTCAAATTATTTGATTCGTAATGTAGGCACTGAAGGCGACCCATTGGTGGCGTTGGCGGCGCAAGGCTTAACATATGAATCACCTGCACGTGTGCGGGAGCTTGCTTCATACGTACAACCTAATTGGGTGCAACCTTCTCGTGAATTGGCAGGCTTACCACCTGGCGGCACTGTGGCTGCGGTTGCACAAGAAAAGATTGAGCAGTTACGCAATGCTCAAGATGAATTGCAAGCAATGCAAGATCAACGTAATACGTTGCTTGCTCAAGCTGAAGCGCAAGGCGTGGACCCGGCAACGATTCCTGAGTATGCAGCACTGACCAACCCATTGCGCGTCAAAGGCCGCCAAGTTCAACAACTCGAAAAAGAAGTTGAGAACTTAAAGACAGGCATGGCGTATGAAACAGTAACAGATACTGCAGTTGTGCCACGTACGCCAAAAGAATTTTTAGAACGCGATATTGATCCGTATGAGCGTCCGTTTTATCCGTCTGCTACACGTGCAGCGGAGGGCGAAACGTTATATGTAGGTCGCGAAGGCACAATGGAAAGTGATGCAGGTTTTGGAAAGATTGCACAAGATTTCTATAACGATGTAGTGCAAGGCAATATACCGGCTGATCAGCTCAAGAATCTGACCGTTGAAAAGTATGTACGCAAAGGCGCTGAGAAGCGTATGGCCAAAGAAGCAGAAGAAGCTCGAGTAGCGCAGATGGCAAAGCAAAAAACTCTCGATGCCGCGCAAGAACAATTGGACTTGGCGCAAATTGCATTGCCGAATACTAGAGTCATTGAGTTGGACTTTGAAACGCCGCCTGAGACGATTGCCAAAGTACTAAGTTTGGATACGTTGGTGTTGGACCATTGCGTCGGTCAATGTGGACAAGCGCCTGAGGGCTCACGCAATTTATTTACAGACGAGAGACAAAGCTATAAGCCTATCTTTGACTTTGCAAAAAATGAATTCACAGGTGGTAGAGACCCTTCTGAGTTCTCATACGTAAACGCTGTACTTGAAGGCAATAAGCGCTTGGCCAGTGTGCGAGATACTGAAACAGGCTTGCCTGTAGCAACCATCGAGTTGACGCCTCGCAGAGAAGGGGGTTATAGCGTAGGCTACGTATCCGGCGCTAAAAATGGTCGTATCAATCCTGAGTACGCGGATGACATTGCCGAGTATATGAATGAATACGCAAGCATCATTAACCAGACATCAAGCAATTTGCATGAGAACGCTGGCGTATTCGATACAAAAAACAATAACGACTTTAGACTATTGGCACGCAATGCTGAGCGTCGCACTGACGTGCCTACTGACGTTATACGCAGCATTGACTATAGCACAGCGCCACGCTTCATGACACAAAAGCAATTTGATGAGTTTGTGAAGCAAAATAGTGGCAATGTGGTGCCTACAACTGAGCCTATTGTCGCCCCTGAAGCGCTGCCTGCCCCTGACCTGCTACCTACGGATATCATTGATGACCCGCAGGCGTTAATGAATTATGGCAATCAACAAATAGCGTCATTAAATAGCATTGAAGACTCTATTGCACGATTGGAAGATCAACAGAACCAAGGGTTGCCTGTTGACGCACGTGTTTTGCAAGATTTTAGAGACGCGCATCAACATATATTCAGAACTATACGCGCAGTCAACGATCGTATACGCGAGTTGCGTGCAGCAGAAGAACTCCCGCCACCTCCTGCTGAAGTACAAGTACCACAAGACGCTTTAGCAACGTTGTTTGATGACATTGATACGCCTGGGTTTGAAACTGATTGGACTGATATTGCAAATCGTGATGCATTGCTAACTGAAATGGACACAATGCCAGATCCTATTCGGCGTATGGCAAATAACGCATTGGCAGAGTTTCTAACACCGGCTGACTTTGGCGAAGCAGGCGGAATACTTGAGCATTTGCGCGAACAATTAGGCAATATGATCGACGCTACTGATGACGAGGCGTCTATACAAACAACAGTGCATGATTATACCGAAAGAATTCGTGAGGAGCCTGTTGACTTTTTTGGTGAAATAAGCCCTTACATACTAGAATACGCGCTTCGCGCATTTGAAGCCGAGCCTCGCCCAGGCTACGCTAAGGGTGGCGCAGTCAAAAAGAAAGTGCAAATGACAAAATCAATTCCCGCCATGCGGGCTGAGTTACTTCGGAGAGCATAATGGCAACTGAGATGCCGATCCCACAGGATTACAATCGTTTCATTGGGCCTGTCTCTGATGAAGATGATGAGCAGCAATTCAATGACATCTTCGATGAAGAAGAGCCAGATGAGGATGACTTTGAAGAATTGCCTGATGGCTCGGTCATTGTGCGCATGGATGACCATAAAGGCCCAGAAGACGAGCCGGACTTTTACGCCAACTTGGCTGAGGATATGCCATCCTATGAAGCCAGCGCTCTTGCCACCAAGTACCTTGAGCTAATCGATAAAGATAAAGACGCTCGTACAGAGCGCGACAAGCAATATGAGGATGGCATTCGTAGAACAGGCTTGGGACATGACGCCCCTGGTGGAGCATCTTTTCAAGGCGCATCCAAGGTTGTACACCCAGTCATGGCGGAAGCCTGCGTTGACTTTGCAGCACGAGCAATCAAAGAGCTTTTTCCGCCGGATGGGCCTGTTCGCACCAAGATCTTTGGCGAGGTAGCTGAGGAAAAGACCACCAAGGCTGAGCGTAAGAAAGAATATCTCAATTGGCAGTTGACTGAGCAGATTGAGGAATTTAGAGATGAGCAGGAGCAAATGTTCACTCAAATTCCGTTGGGCGGCTCACAATACTTCAAGATCTGGTATGACGAGCAAAAGAAGCGCCCATGCGTAGAATTTTTGCCAATTGACAATATCTATCTCCCTTTCGCAGCTGGCAATTTTTACACCGCGGGCCGCGTCACTGAAGTCCAAGACATTACGCAGGAAGAGTTTGAGCTTCGTATTGCGCGTGGCTTGTACAAGGACGTCAACATTCACCGCGCCAGCATGGAGCCGGAAGAGTCGGCCTCCGAGAAAGCAACCAATAAGATTGAGGGTAAGAAATCTCAGGCAGAGAATGTGGATGGCATACGTCGTGTCTTCCACATTTACACTTGGCTTGAGCAAGAAGATGATAGTTACTCAAAAGGTGAGCGCGCGCCTTACATTCTGATGGTGGATGAGCTGACTCGCGATGTACTAGGTTTATACCGCAACTGGGAGTACGGCGATGAGTCAATGTCTAAGCTCGATTGGATTATCGAATTTAAGTTTATTCCTTGGCGAGGCGCTTACGCTATCGGATTCCCTCATCTCATTGGTGGCCTTAGTGCTGCTCTTACTGGTGCTCTCCGTGCCTTGTTGGATAGTGCACATATTAACACTGCCCCCACGATGCTCAAACTCAAAGGGGCCAAAATATCGGGTCAGAGCACCACTATCGAACCAACTCAAGTTGCAGAAGTTGAGGGAGCTCCAGGAGTCGACGACATACGCAAGATAGCTATGCCTGTGCCTTTCAATCCACCGAGCCCAGTACTCTTTCAATTGCTTGGTTGGTTGACGGAAGCTGCAAAAGGTGTAGTTACTACCTCTGAAGAAAAGATTGCGGATGTCAATTCTCAAGCTCCTGTAGGTACAACGCAGGCTTTGATTGAGCAAGGCGCTGCAGTCTTCAGTTCAATTCATGCGCGACTGCATGAGTCGCAACGCCGCGTTCTTCGGGTGATTGCTCGTCTCAATCGTTGGTACTTGGATGACCAGCAAAAGAATGACATTGCTGAAGAAATTGGCGTCACCAAAGAAGATTTTGAGAAGAACTCAGATATTGTGCCGGTGTCCGATCCGCACATCTTCTCAGAGACTCAGCGCTATGCGCAAATCCAAGCACTGGCTGCTCGAGCTCAAGCCAATCCTGATTTGTACAACCGCATTGCAGTTGAGAAGCGAATCCTCAAGCAAATCAAGATCCCTGACGTCAATGAGGTTCTACCAGATCCGCAGAATGTCAAGGATATGAACCCGGCTCTTGAGAATGTGGCCATGACAGTAGGCAAGCCTGTTGGCGCATTCCCGCATCAAGATCATTTGGCCCATATCCAAGTTTTGCTGGATTACATGAAGAATCCGCTATATGGCGCCAATCCCATCATAGCACCGGTGTATATCCCTGCAGCACTTGAGCATTTGAAGCAACACGTAACACTGTGGTATCTCAACCAAATTGACACCTACGCGTCCACAGCATTGGGGCGTTCTTTCAATGTCATGAAAGAGCAAATGCTACCTCCTGCGGCTGATAAGCTCCTGGCTGCGGCATCACAGCATGTCATGATGGACTCACAAGATACTTTTGCGCAATTGCCACAGGTGATTATGGCGGCACTGCAAATGATGCAGCAAATGTCGGGCCAAGCGCCTATGCCTCCGGAAGTCAAAGCATTGGTTGACGTGCAAATGGCTGAGACGCAACGCAAAGCCGCTAAGGATCAGACTGACGCCATGCTGGACGTTCAGCGTCTACAATTGGACGCCGCCAAGGCTGAGAAAGCTGAGAATACCAAGTTGGTGATGAACACTGAAAAGAACCTCACCGCTGAGCGCATCAAGGCTGCAGAGCTGGATCATAGCGCAGCAAATTTGCAGCATGAGCAGATTAAGACGGTGCTTGGTGCTCAGCAAGCATTGCAATCACAAATGGGAGTTAACAATGGCTGATGCGTTCATTTCGCCAAAAGGCTTGGATCTACTTGGCAAGGTGCGCACCAAGTATGATTTGCCAAGTCCTAAGATTGAGAAAACAGATGTAGATCTTTTGGGTAAAGTAAAGAAGGAAGCAATGTCGCAACAACCCACCTATAAGTCAGGTGGTAGTGTCAAAGACTGGCATGGCTTTGGCCATACCGCAACTGGGAAGCATAAACACGGTTTTTAAGGAGACCACTATGTCTGAAGAAGCAATTAACATGCATAAGCGCCTGGCCATGGGTGGCGGTGAGGGTATTACCAAAGCAGCTGGCAAAGGTATCAAAGGCTACAAAGATGGCGGTAAAGTCATGCCTGAGAGCAAGACTCGTACGCTGATCAATGACTCTTCACAAAAAGAGCCATTGGGTAAACCAACCGGAAAGATCGCTCGCTTTGCAAAAGGCGGCGGTGCGAAAGGTCCCGGTCTGACAATCGCAGTTGCAGTTCCTATGCGTAAGTCTGGCCGCGGTCGCTGATGAAGACTCTATCGGACTACATTGGCCGAGTAAAAGCTGAGCAAGGCAAAATTTCTGACGTTCTTCATGCAGGAACGCCAGTCAATTATGAATCTTATCAGCGTTTAGTCGGCCATTACCAAGGCCTGGCAGAGGCTTTATCGATTCTTGATGTGCTCTTAGAAGAGGAAAAGAAAGATGTCGAATGATATCGTAGAACAGACGCTCGATGAAGCGTTTCCCGTTGTGGACCCGTTGATGCGCCCGTTTGGTGCTCGTGTTTTGGTACAACTTCGTGCTGTCAAAGAGAAGGCAACCAAGTCCGGCATCGTCCTGGTCGAGGAAACTAAAGAAACTGAGAAGTGGAACACCATGATTGGCAAAGTCATTGCCATAGGACCGCTCGCGTTCTGCAAGCGGGATACCATGGAAGCCTGGCCGGAAGGCGCTTGGGCCAAAGTAGGCGACTATGTGCGTGTGCCTAAGTGGGGCGGTGATCGTTGGGAGATTGACTACGAGTCAAATGGCGTAAAAGGCAAAGCCCTTTTCACGTTCTTCAACGACCATGAGCTTATTGGTGCCTGTACTGGGGACCCTCTGGCCATCAGAGCGTTTGTCTAAACGCAGAAAGGTAGATCTATGAATCAAACACAAAAAATGGAACTCCAGCTCACTGAAGAGCAAGATGGTTCCGCTCTGGTGCATCTGCCAGACGACGAAATGCCATCCAATCAAAATCAGCACAATGAGTCTCAAGACGAGGACGATGATGACGATGACGATGGCGGTGGTCAACAAAATAATTTGCCACAAAACAACGAGCCCCAAGATGATGATCCTGAACGTGAAGCCATTCGTGCCGCACGTCGTGAGGAGCGTCGTCTTAAAAAGCAACTTCACAAAGAAAAAGTACGTGAGTCCAACCATCTAATTTCTGCTCTGAAAAAGCAGAATACTGAGTTGGCTGAACGTATTGCGCAACTTGAAAAGAAAACGTCTGGCGCTGAACTGGCTCGAGTGGATAAAGCCATTGACGACGCAGGCGTGCAAGTTGAGTTTGCCAAAATGAAAATGAAAGAAGCTGTCACTCAGCAAGATGGTGACGCTTTGGTGCAAGCTCAAGAAATGCTGTACGAGGCACAGCGCAAACTGGAATCTCTTAACACGCTTAAAGAGAATGCCACCAAGCAGATGTCTCAAATGCCAAAGCCCAATATCGAACTGCCGGATCCTACGGTTCAAAAAATGGCAGCCGATTGGATGCGGCGCAATAGCTGGTATGACCCGCAAGGCAAAGATCTTGACTCAGAAATTGCTCAGCGGATTGACCGTAAGCTGACTGAGGAAGGGTTTGATCCGACTTCTGAAGAGTATTGGGAAGAGCTTGACGAGCGGCTGCAAAAATATTTACCACATCGCTCAAGTCAAGGATATAATGATCGCAACCGAAATCAGAAACCGCCTAGGTCTGTGGTTACGAGTTCAGGACGAGAATCATCAGGTGGAAGTCGCCCTAATGAGTTTCGTTTGACGCCCGATCGCGTTGCTGCCATTAAAGAAGCAGGCATGTGGGACAACATTGAACAACGTAACAAGATGATCCGTAAATTCGCTGAATGGGATCGTCAAAACAAGGCTAGGGGGTAACATGGACGGACGTTTTAAGAAAGATCTCAAAGCAGGTGGTCGTGAGAGTCGCGCAACGGAAGATCGTCAGCGTGATGCACCTGAAACAAGTTTTGTATTTTCCGAGGAGCGTCGTAAGATGTTCCGCTCGGAGTGGCTCCAAGAAGCACTTCCGACCCCGCCCGAAATTCCGGGTTATCATTTGTGCTGGTTGTCTTCATCGAATCAGTACGATCCCATCCACAAACGGATGCGAATGGGGTATGAGCCTGTGAAAGCCGAAGAGTTGCCCGGCTTTGAGCATCTGCGTGTGAAGGCTGGCGAAAACGCCGGGTTTGTCTCTTGTAATGAGATGTTGTTGTACAAGATGCCTATGGACTTGTACCAACAAATCATGCATGAACTGCATCATCAAGCGCCTCTCGAGGAGCAAGAAAAGATCAAAGTTCAGCAAGAACAACTGCTCGGTGCTCGAGACAGTGGGGGTCGTTCACTAGTGTCGATTGAAGGCGAAGGCATGGAATCTAACGCCCACATCAAGGTGCCTACTTTTGAGTAGCATGTTGATGAAATCGAATGTGAAAGGACTCATTTTATGAGCGCAACTTCTGCACCATTCGGTCTTCGCCCGGCGTTCTTTCCTACGGGACTGGAACGTGCTCAAGCGCTGGCCAATGGTATTACTTCGGGCTACTCGTCCGACATCCTGAAGGGTCAACCCGTCAAGTATGTCAACGGCGTTATTCAGCCTGTTACTTCCACTGAAGCTTTCGTTGGTGCCTTTGCAGGCGTCGAGTGGACTGACACCACCGGCCGTCGTCACGTATCTAACTACTGGCCTGCCAATACGGCTTACCAGACTGGTTCATGCGTGGCTTATTTCTACAACGATCCGCTGATCGTTTACGAAATCCAGGCTGATGGCTCTGTCGCGCAAACTGCAATTGGCGACAATGCTAACTTCTCCAACCTCACTGCTGGTTCCAATACCACTGGTTTGTCGCAGTGCACCATGTCGGCTACGCTGACTGGTACGTCGACTTATGGCCAACTGCGTATTGTTGACCTGGCACCGTATGCTGACAACGCATGGGGCGATGCGTACACAATCGTTCGTGTACAAATTGCTGAACATCAGTTTGTCGCTACTCTTAACGCTATCTAAGGGAGGGCATAAACTATGGCAGCCCCAATGAGAAGTACAGACTTTCGTTCGATTGTTGAGCCAATTCTCAATGAAGCATTCGACGGCGTCTATGATCAGCGTACCGATGAATGGAGCCAAGTGTTCCGTGAGCAAACCGGTATCCCCCGTAACTACCATGAAGAGCCGGTGCTGTACGGCTTCGGCGCAGCTCCTGAGCTGCCCGATGGCACTCCGGTTAGCTACCAGCAGGGTGGCGTTCTCTTCCTGAAGCGCTATGTGTATAAGGTCTATGGTCTGGCCTTTGCACTGACCAAAGTGCTGGTGGAAGATGGCGATCACATCCGTATTGGTAACGTCTACGCTCGCCATCTGGCTCAGTCGCTGGTCGAAACCAAGGAAACGCTGTCGGCTAACGTGCTGAACCGCGCATTCAACGGTGCTTATGCAGGTGGTGACGGCGTTGCGCTGAACTCTTCCAGCCACCCGATTGTCAATGGTACTTTCAGCAACCTGCTGACTTCTGCAGCTAACCTGTCCCAGACTTCTCTGGAGCAGATGCTGATCCAAGTTCGCCAGGCTGTGGACAACAACGGCAAGAAGATTCGCCTGCAACCGCTGAAGCTGGTTGTTGCGCCGGGTAACGTCTTCCAGGCCGAAGTCCTGCTGAAGTCGGTCCTGCGTTCTGGTACTGCAGACAACGACATCAACCCGATCAAATCAATCGGCTTGCTGCCACAAGGTGCTGCAGTTCTGTCTCGTCTTACCTCCGCTACAGCATGGTGGGTACAGACCGACACTCCGGAAGGTATGAAGTTGATGATGCGTCGTGGTCTTGAGAAGACCATGGAAGGTGACTTCGAAACTGACTCGATGCGCTACAAGGCCACCGAGCGTTACGACGTTGGCTTCACCGATCCTCGTGCAATGTACGGCACGCCGGGTCTGTAATGCAAGACACTCTCCCACTAAGTAATTGGTGGGAGAGTTTTCCGGGTAATTCGGCGTATAAGACAGTCCCGGCTGACGACATGCAGACTTATACGCCTATCTCGCATGTGAGGAAAAGATGTCTACTACTTTCTCTGGTCCAATAATTTCGCAAAATGGCTTCATTACGCAGGGCTCAGGCGCTGTCGTCGATGTCGCTAACAACACCAATACGCTTGCATTGACAGTCGCTGACCATGCAGGTCGCATTGTCAAAACCAATGACGCAACACTTGCAATCGTACTTCCGACCATTACGACTGCAACGCTAGGCGCTGTTTATACTATCTTTGTAGAAACCACCGCTGCGTCGCTAATTTCTATTGCCACTGACGGCACCGATAAGTTTGTTGGCTCAATCAACGTTATTGACACCGACAGCTCTGGTGCCATGTATGGTTTTGCGCCTGCTGCAGCAAACGATTTCATCAATATGAATGGCACCACTACAGGTGGTATTGCAGGCTCAGTTGTTGTTATCACTGCCTTGGCAACCAATAAGTACATGGTCCAAGGTAATTTGCTTGGCTCTGGCGTTGTTGCAACTCCCTTTGCAAACTCCTAATTAGAGGTTATTATGCCTAAAGCTAAAGCAATGCCTGCGCCTGCTATGCAGCGTCGCCCTACGCGGCGCGGTATGGCACCGGCGCTCCCAACTGCGCCGCAGCCGCCTATGGGTGGTGCAATGCAACCTATGTCAGGAGGCCCTATGGCTATGAAAGAAGGTGGTGAGTCCAAAGCTGAGCACGCAATGGAAATGAAAAAAATGGCTTCAACTGAATCAAAGTTGAAGAAGCATGCTTCAATGCCGGCGTCTAAAGCACACAAAGGCTTAAAAACCGGTGGTGTAGCTAATGCGCAAGGCGGCTATAAGACCGGCGGTGTGGTCAATGGCCAAGGCGGCTACAAAACTGGTGGCGCAATTAAGCCTTCTAAATTCAAAGAAGGTGGTTTTGTGGCAATGAAAGGCGACTCTTGCGGCCATAAAGCTCTCAAAAAAGGTGGTTCTTGCCACTAAGTTGAAACGTGGGGCTAACGCCCCACTTTTATGGAGATCATTATGGCAGCAACTGCTACGTCGCAAACGCTTTTTGATGGTGAGCGCGTTGCCATCATGAAGTTTGACTTCATCACCGACAGCGCAACAGGCGAAACTAACGTCGTAAAAGTTGACCCAGCGGCGTTGAACCCATCCGCAGCAGGTGGCGCATGTGATGAAGTATCGCTTTTGAAGATTTCAGGCCTTACCAATGGCATGTCAGTGCGCATGCTATGGGATGCAAATACCCCTGTGCCTATTCAGACCATTCCTTCCAATACGCAGTACATTCAGGATTACTCAACTATTGGCGGTCTGACCAATAACGCAGGCGCAGGTAAAAATGGCAAGATTCTTTTTACCACGTATGAGACTGGCGCGGGTGATACTTACACCATTGTCCTCGAAATGCAAAAGCATTACGTCAATCCGATGGGGTAATCCATGCCACTCGTTAAGAGCAAATCAGATAAAGCGTTCAAGCAGAACATTCGCGCTGAAGTGAAAGCAGGCAAGCCTGTCAAACAGGCTGTTGCGATTGCTTACTCTATGAAACGCGCTGCACAAAAAATGAAAGATGGCGGTGAGCCTCGCCTATCTGTGTCTCGTGGCGAGAAGCTACCCACAAGTCGTGGCGCAGGATTGACTGAAAAAGGTCGTGAGAAATACAATCGCGCAACTGGCGCCAATTTGAAAGCACCGGCGCCGCACCCAAAGACAAAAGCTGATGAGGGTCGCAAGAAATCTTTTTGCGCTCGTATGTCAGGTATGCCTGGGCCTAAGCGCGATGAGAAAGGTAACCTTACTCGTAAGGCTGCCAGTCTAAAACGTTGGAATTGCCCAGGGTGGTAATGCATGGCAACTAGCGGAACAGTTGGAAATACCATCATTTCAGTGCAATCACTGATTGATCATGGCGCTCGTCGTGCTGGAAAATTGGCAGAAGAACTGACCAATGAGCAAGTATTGTCCTCGAAAGACTGTTTGTTCTACATTTTGTCCAATATGGCCAATCGTGGCATTCAATATTGGTGCATTCAAAAGAATGTTATTGGGCTTTACCCAGATCATTACGTCTACAATATGCCTTTGGGCACTGTTGATGTGCTTAATGCCAATTATCGCACTGTCACACGCATAACTTCAGGCATGTTTGCCTCTTCGGGCAACGCAAGCCTTGCCTATGACGGCAATTTAGACACAATTTGCCAACAAATGTCACCAGATGGGTACATTGGCATCAATAATGGCACCGGAAATGACGTCTACATGGCTACTGTGGGCATTTTGCCAGGCACATCAGGCACTTTTGACATAGAAATACAGTACAGCAGCGATAATATTACGTGGACAACGCTTTATTCACCTGGATCTGTTGCTTGGGTTGACGGCGTATGGCTTTATTATGATTTAGAGCCTAGCGCAAATGCAACTTTATGGCGAATCAAGGAAACGGGCGGCGCGACCTTGGCGGTTCGTGAGCTTGTGTGGGGTACTGCGCCTACTGAGATCCCCATGGCGCGTCTCAATCGCGATGATTATACAAATTTACCCAATAAGAATTTCACGGCAGATCAGCCATTGATGTTTTGGTTTGATCGCACAATTCCGCAGCCTTCAATGTACACTTGGCCGGTGCCTAGCAATCCAATCAAGCAAATCGTTGCCTGGTGCCATCGACATATTGAGGATGTAGGCGCATTAAGTGGGCAAATTGAGATACCGCAACGGTGGTATTTGGCGGTGCAAAATATGCTTGCCCATCAAATGGCCATGGAATTACCTGGCGTAGAGCCCGGAAGAATTGAGTATTGCGAGCAGCAAGCGGATAAGTATTGGTTGCAAGCTGAGCAAGAAGAAAGAGATAAGTCGCCTATTTATTTTGCGCCAAATATTTCGCCTTATACTAGATAATGCCACGCACTCTTGATACAACCGGCAACAGTATCATCAGCATAGCAATATGCGATCGTTGCCGTATGAAGAGAGCGTATGTAGATTTAAGCCAGGATCCTAATTTTCCTGGCTTAAGAGTATGTAGTCAAGGTTGCAAAGATCAGTTTGACCCATATAGATTGCCGGCAAGGCAGCCTGAGAAAATCGCGATACGCTTTCCGCGACCTGATGCTGACATTGCTACGAATCCGGATGCGTTGATTACCGGACCGTATGAGAATTATGAAATTTCTCCGGAGCAAAACGTTGATACTCCTGAGAATAACGGCAACTTGGATAATTTGAGTCCTTAATATGGCCAATATACAGATCACGCAACTTCCAAATGCTGGGCCAATCACTGGCGCAGAATCTGTGCCAATTGTCCAAAATGGCGTCACTGTACAAACTACGACAGGGGCCATTGCTGCTAGCCCATCTCAAACACAGACTTTCTTAACAGTTGGTCTGCAGACTACGCTACCCAATAGTCGATATATTGGCGTTGGTACCGGTCTAACAGTCACCGATGGTGGTGCCCTTGGCCAATATCAGATTAGTCCAGCTGCAGAATTGCTAAGTCTGATTAATGTTGGCACGGGTATGTTGGCCAAGACATCCAGTGGCAATCTGGCCTCTAGAAGCATTCAAGTTTCAGGCCAAGGATTGTCTATTGCCAATGGCTCCGGTGTTTCTGGCGACCCAACTATTGCACTGGATGGCCTATCTGCAACTATTGCGGGATTAAGTGGCTTTGGGCAGTTAACTTTGCTAGGTACAGGAGCCACTGTACGGCAACTTGCAGGTACAACTGCCCAAATTGATGTTACCAATCCTCAAGGCACAGCTGGCAATCCTACTTTCAGCATAGCCAATAATCCTATTATGCCTGGCGTTGAGGGCATGGTGGTACCCAAAGGCACAACAGGTGAACGGCCCGCGTTACCTGATGAGGGGCTACTGCGTCTCAACACCACTACGTCGCGTTTAGAAGTCTATCAAGGCTCTAACTGGGTAACTATAGGCTCCGGTGACGGTACAGTCTCATCTGTTGGCGCGTCAGGTGGCACCACGGGTATGACTTTCAGCGGCGGGCCTATTACTTCGTCAGGCACTCTAACATTAGGCGGTACTCTTGTTGCTGCTAATGGGGGTACTGGGCAATCTAGCTACACCACAGGTGACACGCTTTACGCGTCCGGTAGTGCTACGCTGTCTAAGCTGGCGATTGGTACTACTGACTATATTATGACATCCAGTGGCACTGCGCCACAATGGACTGACCCCACAGTGGTGTCAGTTGGATACGCAACAAACGCGTTGAATGCTGACTATGCTAATGACATCGTTGGCGGTAGTGCAAATCGCATAGTGTATCAGACGGCGACAAATGCTACAGGTTTTATCACTGCGCCTACAACGCCAGTTACATATTTGCAGTGGGATGGCACCCAATATCAGTGGGTAGTTGTTTCTGGTACAGGTACAGTTACCAGTATTGATGTTTCAGGTGGCACTACAGGTCTTACTACTTCAGGTGGGCCTGTTACTACAACCGGTACCATAACTCTTGCAGGTACACTTAAAACCACTAATGGTGGCACAGGCTTAACCAGCTACGCTGCTGGTGATATGCTATATTACGCATCTGGTGCGTTGCTGTCAAAGCTGACTTTAGGCACATCTGGATATGTGCTGACAGCTGGTGCGTCGGCACCGCAATATGTAGCGCAATCTACGTTGGCTGTAGGTACTGCAACCAATTTGGCTAATGGCGGTGCTAATCGGATTGCTTATCAAACTGGCGCAAGCACAACCAGCTTTATTGTTGCGCCTACTGTAGCTAATACTTACCTTGAATGGTCAGGCAGCGCCTTCCAATGGTCGGCCAATCCGTTAGGTACTGTTACTAGTGTTGATGCGTCGGGTGGTACGACGGGACTGACATTTACTGGTGGGCCTATCACTACCAGTGGTACTTTGACACTAGGTGGCACACTAGCTGTAGCTAATGGTGGCACAGGCGCAACCACTGCATCAGGCGCGAGAACTAATCTCAGTGCTGCAGCATCAGGTGCCAATAGTGATATCACATCGATGTCAGGCATTACTGGTGGAATTAGCACACCTGACTACGTACAGTTTGATACCGGGGCAACTGTTACTGCGGCGGTAGGTCGTTTGTGGTGGGATGGTACGTCCACATTCCATGTTGGCATGACAGCTAATGTCACTGGCCACGTCATGGAAGATCAGTTTTATTATGTAAAAGCATCGTCTGGCATCAATAAAGGCCAGGTTGCTATGTTCACCGGCTCTGTAGGTGCTTCAGGTACGATTACCGTAGCTCCTGCGACTGGCCTAACAGACGGATCTTACATTGTAGGTATCGCTGCAGAGGCTATCGCGACAAACGGCTTCGGCTTAATTCAAGCATTCGGAACCTTGCGTAATGTTGACACTTCAGCTTACGCAGATGGTGATATTCTCTGGTACAATCCTTCCGTAACTGGTGGATTAACGAAAACTAAACCGTCTGCCCCGAATATTAAAGTTCAGATGGCTGCAGTGGTTACGGGTGGTTCTTCCGGCGGCGGTGTAATTCAAGTTCGTATCAATTCTGGATCAGTACTCGGAGGAACTGACTCTAACGTCCAGTTCGGAACTTTAAGTAACAACGATGTTATTCGTTATAACACATCCTTGCAGTATTGGGAAAATGTTCCGCAATCTTCATTAAGCGTAGGCACCGCCACCAACTTAGCAGGTGGTACAGCCAATCAAGTACCTTATCAAACCGGCGCCGGTACGACGTCATTTATTGTAGCACCTACAGTTGCAAATCGCTTCCTCAAATGGGATGGCTCTGCGTTCTTATGGGATGTAGCAGGTACAGGCGCAGTTACTTCAGTTGATGTGTCTGGGGGCACAACTGGTTTAACATTTAGTGGTGGGCCAATCACTTCTAGTGGCACTATTACTATGGCTGGCACGCTGGATGTTGATAATGGTGGCACCGGACAGACCACATATACCGACGGTCAATTACTGATCGGCAATTCGGCGACCGGTAGCCTGTCCAAGGCTACGCTTACTGCAGGTTCTAATATCACTATTACGAATGGCAATGGTACTATTACGATAGCTTCAACCGGAGGTGGTTCTGGTTCTGCAACACAAGCTCAAGCGTATGCTTGGTTTATTTGCTAAGAGGTTTTTATGAAATTAGTTCTTGATGCAACTACTAAGACAATCACTGCGGTGATGTCAGGTGCTGCAGCGACCACAAACCCAGATTTTACGGTTGCGTATGCTGATAATAATGGTACAACCTTTACTGAAGGCGCCAACGATGGTGCTCTCAATGGTACATCATCGGTAACCTTATGCTCAGCACCTGCAGCATCTACTCGTCGCGTTATCAACACGATTACTGTTGAGAATCGCGACACTGCAGCAGTTACTGTTACTATTTACTACAATAATAACAGTACCTTGAGAACAATAGCCAAGGTAACACTACAGGTTGGGGATACGTGGACAACTAATGGTCAATATGACACCAATGGTAATTTAAAGACAGTTTCTGGCACAGTTGCGGTTGCAAATATCGTAAATGGCACACAAGGTTACGTTTTGACAGCAGGTGCATCTACGCCGCAGTGGTCTGGCATTTCTGGCGGTACTTTTTAAGGATTTATCATGGCACAAACTAACTACACGCCAATTCAACTTTATAATAGTACGACAGCATCTGCCGCGCCTAGTGCAAGTAATCTAGCAAATGGTGAGCTTGCTATCAATATTACTGATGGTAAGCTATACTATAAAGATAATCTAGGCTCTGTACAAACCATCGCATGGAAGAATGTGCCTGTCAGCACACTATCTGGCGCAGGCACGGGCGTACTTACTGCGCTGGCTATCAATGTAGGCACTGCAGGTGCTGTGGTGGTTAATGGTGGTGCATTAGGAACTCCTTCATCTGGTACATTGACCAATGCAACGGGTCTGCCTCTTTCCACAGGTGTTACAGGCACACTGCCCGCAACAAATGGCGGCACTGCGCAAAGTACATACACCACAGGTGATATTCTTTACGCGTCAGCAACCAATACCCTAAGCAAGTTAGGGGTTGGTAGTAATGGGCAAGTGTTGACGGTAACTGCAGGAGTACCGGCATGGGCAGCAGCAGGTGGTGGTGGAATTACCACTGGTAAAGCAATCGCTATGGCGATGATTTTTGGATTCTAAGGAGTATTAAATGGCAAACCCCAATATCGTCAACGTAACCAGTATTTATGGTAATACCGCTTACGTTATCCCTTCATCTGCTGCTACTGCCACGACTTCGTGGACGTACAACGGTTCAACTTCATTGACTGGTCTTACCCCGGCTGCAAATACTGTGAACCGTGTCACGTCGATTACGGCGTCTAATACGACTTCGAGCGCGGCAACCGCAACAATTGCAATCGGTAACAACGCAACCTTCGGTTCAGCAACGGTAGTGTCTTACCCGGCGTACCAAATTAGCGTCCCGGCAAACTCGACGCTGGTGATTATCGACAAGACCAACTCGGTGTACATCACGGAGAATCAGTCGGTAGCTGCCTATTCGGGTACAGCCTCTGCGCTAACCTTCACTGCTACGTTCGAACAGATTACCTAATAGGTGAATCATGCTTTACAGCAAAAACGGTTCTATTCCGTACCCGCAGACTGATGGCACAGAGGGTTGGGTTGAGGTAGAAGACCCGCCTGAAGTTCCTGAAGGCAAAGAACTTGTATGGTGGTATCCGCCCGGCTGGATCATTCGTGACCCTATGCCCGTTAAGGATGGTTTTAAGTATTCATGGAGTCAATCCGAAGAAAGGTGGGTGGAATATGCTTTGCCTCAAGAAACGGTGGTACTGGCGCAGGAAGAAGCGATAGCCCCGGCGGTTGATTCTTCCCAAGTTATAGCTTTAACCTCGTCGGACATTTCTGCACTGGAGTAAAACATGGGTCTCCGTTATCTGGGCAACATCATCAAGCCGGGGTACAACCCATTAGCATCCAACATCACTACTGGCGTAAATGTTGTCCAGTATCAAGGTGTGTTCACGGCGCAGCAACAGCTACAGGCTCAGGCTAACCAGCAGTGGGCTAAAGACCCGTACGACTACGCAAATACTCTGCTGCTACAGGCAGACGGTATCGCCAATGGTAGCCAGAACAACACGTTCTTGGACTCCAGCACCAACAACTTCACCATCACTAGGAATGGTAATACGACCCAAGGTACGTTCACGCCTTTTAGTCAGCAACCGGGATGGTGGAGTAATTATTTTGACGGTAGCAGCAACATCACTTTATCTAGTGCGGCTGTACAAACAAATGGCGCTTTTACAGTAGAGTGCTGGCTGTACATAACAAACAATACAGGTACAGGATCACAAGGTTTTTACACACAATATGCAGCGGCTGATGGTGCTCGTATGCAGATGCTGTTTGATGATTCCGATAAAAAATTTAAGCTTACTATTGGCGGTTCATCGTACCCATCCACACAAGCTTATCCGGGTGTGTATAACACATGGACGCACGTTGTTTTTACACGCGACGGCTCCAATAACTTTTCTTTCTATGTAAATGGGCTGCGTGATTCTGTAACCGCTGTTACAGCGGCAATTACTTCTGTTAACCCGATGATTGGGAACCGTAACGGTGGCGGCATACCTTTCTACGGTTACATTTCAAACTTGCGCATAACAACTACTGCAGTTTACTCAGGCGCTTCTTTTGCAGTTCCTAACCTGCCGCTTGGTCAGGTATCAGGGGCGTTGCTGCTTACGTGCCAGTCATACCGGTTTGTAGATAACTCTGCATCACCACTAACACTTACCCCTGCCGGAACTCCAAGCGTTCAAGCCTTCAGCCCGTTTGCGCCCCAGTATCAGTGGACTTCGGATGTCATCGGCGGGTCTGGGTATTTTGATGGGAGCGGGGATTACTTAAGTCTTGCCGACAACGCTGCTTTTACGCTTGGAAGCGGGGACTTTACAATTGAATGCTGGGCATACACTACAGCATGGGCTTCACAATATAACGTAATGATTTGCCAATGGAATGTTGGAACTTCTTTTATTTTTAGAATAACTTCTTCATTAATTGGTTTATATGCAAATATTGGCGGAACTCAAAATTACACCGCAAGCGTTACAAACAATCTTTATACATGGAATCATTTTGCTGTAACTAGAAGCGGAACCACATTAACTTTTTATAAAAATGGAACTTCTGTTGGTACTGCAACAATTTCAGGAACTATTGCAGATGTAAGCGATAATTTAACTATTGGAATTTTGGGCGATGCAAACTCAACAACTGCGCACACCGGATACATTTCTGGGTTGAGACTAATTAAAGACTCTGCTGTTGCTCCAACAATTACATCTCCACCCACTGCCATCACCAACACCTCGCTCCTACTCAACTTCACCAACGCCGGTATCTACGACGGCACGCTGAAGAATAACTTGGAGACGGTCGGCAACGCTCAGGTCAGCACGTCGGTGGTGAAGTATGGCAGTGGGTCGATGTATTTTGATGGTAGTGGAGATGGCTTACTTAGCCCAATAAGTAAATTCTTTGACTTTGGAAGTGGTGATTTTACAGTTGAGTTTTGGGCAAATTGTGTAAGCACCAGTGGTCAAGGGTATTTTGTTAGTGTGTGGGAAGATTCTGGTGGATCTGATTCAAACTCGTCGTGGTTGATCCGCCTCAATAGCGGGACAATCATTACGCATTTTATGCAAGGCGGGGCTACCTACAATACGCTTACATCTCCGACAATAAGCACAAATACTTGGTTTCATTTTGCTTGGGTCAGGAATGGGAATACACAAACGATGTATATCAATGGGGTGGCAGTTGCATCAAGCTCAATCAGCGGCGCGATGAATTCTGTTATACGACAGTTCAGAGTGGCTTATCAAGGCGCAGCAACCAACTATTTCAACGGGTACATCGACGACCTCCGCATCACCAAAGGCGTAGCCCGTTACACCGCTAACTTCATCCCGCCCAGCGTGGCACTGCCAAGGCAATAAGGACAAGATATGAGCAACAAATATCCGGGCGGCATCATCACTTCCGGCGCAAATGCTGGGTACTCTGTCGCGTTTGATGGGACGGGGGATTACTTAACTTGGTCTGGGTCTACAGTAGGTGCTGGCGTATTTACTTTTGAGTGCTGGTTTAATGCAAACAATTTTTCAGCATCGCAAACTTTGTTTGGACCGAATGGCACAACAACCGGCGGGTTTGGTTTAAACGTAGCAAGCAGCACAAGTATAAGCATTGACAGGTATGGAGTTTCTGCGGACAGCTTTACTGTCCCAACAATGTCAACAAACACTTGGTATCACATTGCAGTTGTTCGCAATGCTTCCAATCTAACGACTGTATTTTTAAATGGTGTTCGGTCAAGTACCGGAACAATAACCATCGCATACACATTTGGGAATGTCGGGGCAATTGGTTATACAAGCTCTGCCGTAAACAGATACTTCAATGGATATATATCCAATGCAAGGTATACAAACACTGCTGTGTACGACCCGACTGCGACAACCATAAACGTACCAACACAACTGTTTGCCATTTCAGGAACACAGCTGTTGGCCTGCAACTCCCCGGCTATCGTAGACCAGAGCAGCAACGCATTTACGATCACAGCCAACGGCGACGCTAAGGTCAGCACGTTCACGCCTTTCACCGGCTACACGGCATATAACCCGGCACTAGGTGCTGCAACCCCCGGAGTGTGGACAATCACTGATGCACTCCAAGCGGCACAGACTCGTCGCTGGAACATGTACGACCCATACTTCAACTACACCACATTGCTCCTGCACGGCAACGGCACGAACGGAGCGCAGAACAACACGTTCCTAGACTCGTCTAGTAACAACTTCACTATCACCCGCAACGGCAACACGACGCAGGGTACGTTCTCGCCGTTTAGTCAGACGGGGTGGAGTGCCTATTTTGACGGCGCGGCGGATTATGTAGATGCTCCAAGCGCCGCAAGCATTTCTGGAACCGGAGACTTTACTGTCGAGGCGTGGATTTTCCCTCAGCAGTTCAATGCTGGCGTAGCCATCGTTCAAGCTAACCTTGCATCTTCCGGCCTAACTGGCATTCTCATCAACAGCAACGGCACCATCGGCATGGGTCGTGCGAATGTTGATGTGCAGGCATCATCCACCAACACAGTGACGCTGAATGCTTGGAACCATGTTGCCGTAACTCGCCAGAGTGGCACGGTAAGAATCTTTATAAATGGAGTGCAAGGCTATTCCGGTACGATCACAACTAGCTATGTGTCTGGCACTGTTCGTTTTGGCACTGAAGCAGACGGCACGTCGAACCCGTTCAAAGGCTACATTTCAAACTACCGTTCGGTATCAGGAACAGCGGTATACACAGCGAATTTCACGCCACCTGCCGCGCCTCTCACAGCAGTCGCCGGCACAACGCTCATTGCATTCCAAGCAAATCGGTTGGCAGACAGCAGTGCAAACAACTACACGCTCACCAGATCAGGCGATGTATCCGTCCAACCCTTCAGCCCGTTCCTAACGAACGTCGCGTATACAACTACGCTTCAGGGCGGCAGTGGGTATTTTGATGGAACGGGAGATTATCTTACAACCACAAATGCTGCTTTAATAGCAACTGGGGACTTTACTGTCGAGGCTTGGGTTTATACAACTCAAACCGGTTCATTTCAAGGAATTATTGTTTCTTCAGATAGTGCTGATACTGCGGGATTTAGGATTGCGGTAACTAACGGAAATAATGCTGAATTTTGGTTAAACGGAACATCTAATGCAACTACAGCGTTAATTTCTAACCAATGGAATCATATAGCAATGGCTCGTTCTGGAACGGGCACAAACAACGTAAGCTGCTATTTAAATGGCACTCGCGTTGCTCAATTTACAAATATATTAACCACAACAAATTCAACCGTTGCGCTTGGTCGTTATAGGTACAACGCTGATGCAAACTATTTAAAAGGTTATATATCTGGAGCTAGATATATTGTTGGGTCTGCAATTTATTCCGGCACAACAATTACTGTACCAACTGCGCCGCCAACAGCCGTTACAAACACTCAACTCCTGCTGAATTACACCAACGCTGGCATCACAGACGCTACTTCCAAGAACGTTCTGGAGACTGTGGGCAATGCGCAGATCAGCACGACGCAGAGTAAGTTTGGTGGTAGCTCGATGTATTTTGACGGGACGGGGGATTGGCTCGTTGCGCCAACATCAAATTTATTTGACTTTGGAACAGGCGATTTCACTGTTGAGATGTGGATATATGCAACATCTGTTGGCAGTGGGACAGAAAGATTTTTGTTTGACACAAGAACATCCGGAACTGATTCCGGATTAGCAGTCTATTTAAGCACCACAGGCGTTCTTTCGGTTACTTCATCCAATGCTGTACGCGCTACTGCTGGAACTGTAACAGCAAACACTTGGGTTCATGTTGCAGTAAGTAGATCGTCAGGGACGCTAAGGGCTTTTGTTGATGGAATTTCTGGGGCTGGAGCTTCTTACAGTTCAGCGATTACCGCTCCTGGGCGTTTGAAAGTCGGCGTAAAGACGGACGACACTACGCCGTATATTGGTTACATCGACGACCTTCGCATTACCAAAGGCTACGCCCGCTATACCGCCAACTTCACGCCACAGACTTCGCAGTGGCAGGATCAGTAACATAATCTAAAAAGGAGAATAGTATGAACGTTGCAATTACATTGAATGTTGATGAGTTGAATGGTCTTTTGACTGTTTTAGGCAAACTATCTTATACAGACGCAGCTTATTGGGTCAATCTTATACATCAGCAAGCAACACCACAAATTCAAGCTTATAATGAGCAGCTTGCTGCTGAACAAGCAACTCTTGTTGAAGAGCCAGTTTCGGGGGAATAAATGGACATACAAGTGATTTTCAATATCATCTTAGGTTTAGCTGCTTTCTTTGGCAGCTTTGCTCTTTATCGCATCGTCAAATCTATTGATGATCTGGATGATGATGTTAGAGAAATGCCTAAGACTTATGTGACTAAAGATGACTATCGTCGAGATATTGACGATATCAAAGAAATGCTAAGCAAGATTTTCGATCGTTTAGAGAACAAAGCGGACAAGTAATGTGCTGGATCCAGTCAGCATCGGTCTTGCCATTAAGGCAGCAACCACGGCCATCGATATGGCGAAAAAAGGTGTTGCCTTATATAAAGAGATCAAAGCAACAGCTGGTGACGTATCCGGAGTTCTTAAAGATCTAAAAGAGCAATACCACAAAATAGTAGCGCCCTCGCCTGAGCAGACTCGGCAGTACAACGAGGAAGTCAAGCGAGTACAACAAGTTGCCAAAGCCGACCCGCATCAGGTGTTGGATGATATATGGGAGCACCTTGGCAATTTTGTAGATGAGTATGACAAGATTGTAAAAGCTTACGTTGCTGAAGAAGCCTCAGCAAAAGAGCTTTATAAAGGTAATGAGTCACTTGCTCGTAGAGCATTAAGACGAGTAAAGATTCGTACGCAATTAGATGCAATGTTGGCTGAAGTCAGACACGAAATGGTTTGGAATACGCCAAGCGAATTGGGGGATGTTTGGACTCGGTTTGAAACAATGTGGCAGACCATTGTGCTTGAACAAAACGAGGCCCTCGCTGTCGAAGTTAGAAAAGCGCAGATTGTAAGATGGCGACGCAGAAAAACAATAAATCGAGCAAAAGCAATGGGGGCATGGATTGGGGCAATCCTGTTCGTCCTTCTGTGGATGTGGGGCGTAATGATTCTTCTAAGGACGAGTCAGACGTACCATGGGTTATCGTATTATGTTTGGCAATAATGGCTTTGACGTTTGTGATCGCAATTCCATTATTGGGTATGGCCTACATGGATATGCATAATGCAACGCATGCTGCTGTTCAAGAAGTTAGAAAAATGCGCGAGCTCAGAGCAAAAATTTTGATGATGCTGGAAGACTGATGCTAACCCTTAAACAATTCAAAGAGTTTGCGCCACATACCAAGTACCCAGACCATTGGTATGAAGCGTTATTTGTCCCACAAACTGAGTTGAGCGGCGCCACGCTTCTTAATGATTACGACATCAACACACCCGCACGTGTAGCAGCTTTCATGGCGCAATGCCATCATGAGTCAGGTGGGTTTGTCTATTTATCAGAGAATCTCAATTACAAAGCAACCGGTCTTTTAAAGACGTTTCCACGGTATTTTCCAGATATGGCTACGGCTATGCAATATGAAAAAAAGCCTCAAGCGATTGCCAATCGTGTTTATGCCAATCGCATGGGCAATCGTGATGAGGCATCCGGTGATGGCTGGCTGCATGCCGGCCGTGGGCTGATCCAAGTTACCGGCGCTGAGAATTATCGCAATTTCGCCATGAGCCTGGAAATCGCAGTAAAAGAAGCGTCTGAGTATATGCAAACTTTTGAAGGCGCAGCTCAAAGTGCTTGCTGGTTTTGGGAAACCAATAATCTCAATAAACTGGCAGATTCTGGCGACTTCATCACGCTTAGCAAAAAGATCAATGGCGGCACTAAAGGCCTAGAAGATAGGGAGTTGCAGCATGCGCGTATTCGTCGTATTCTTGGTATGTAGTCTATTAAGCTGCGAGCGCTATAGATACCCGTGCCAAGATCCAGATAATTGGGAAAAGAAAGAGTGCAAAAGACCTTATTGCTCAGCTACCGGTACTTGCCCTGACCAATTGACTAAGCCCGAGGACATGAAGGATGAACCCATTAAAGTTGATAAGCCAGTTTCTTGCGCTGACCCAGGAACAGCACGATGCGGTAATTAAGTTTTGCATTGCTTTCACTTTCTGCTGTACTGTTGTCATCATGGTAGGCGTAAGTCTCTATTCAGTGGTGTTCGTAACTCAACCCATGAATGGCATGGCTCCGGCAGATAAGCAATTCTTTCTTATTCTGTCAGACATGTCCAAGTATATCTTAGGCAGTCTGGCGACACTATTGGCGGTTAAAGGCAAAGATGCTTTGCCACAATTTGTGCCTCCTGGGCTATCGACCAAAGAAGAAAGAGAAGATAAGCCTAACGCGCCTATGCCAGTAGCAAAAAGAGTTGAGCCTACTTTAGACTCAGTTAGCTCAGCGCCTCCTGTCGTAGCTGGTTATAAAGGCAAACCTGCGCCTGTGCAACCCCCTCATCCGGAGATTGAATAATGTTCTACGTTTATCTTATGGCAATATACACAGCTTTTTGCTTTGTTGCTGCTAACGCGTATGCCGGTGGCGAAATGAAGAAAGTCTGCGTGGAAGATGCCAAAACCAAAAAAGAGATTTGCAAAACTGTTAAAGTCCACAAAAAACTAGAAGGCACTAAGCCACCTGCAAAATGATGGCATATGTGAACCCATGGTTTTTATTGGCGATGCTCGTGGCCCTTCTGAGTGCATCCGGTATAGGCTATTGGAGAGGCGACAAAGCCGGTAGAGCTGAGATTCAGCAGCAATGGGATCATGAGAAAGCTGACTTACTGCTTAAGCATACTGAAGCTGTCAATCAAGCTCGAGAGAAAGAACAAAATTGGCAACAAGCTGCAGACAATATTCGACAGGAGAAAGATCGTGAGATCAAGAATCTTACTGCTCGTACTACCGCTCTTTCTAATGTCGTGCGCCAGCGGCAAGATCGCCCCAGCGCCGATGCCAGTGGCGCCACCCAAAGCACCGGCTCTGGACAAGCTTCCGCAGGATGTACTGGAGCGCAGCTTTATCGGCCGGATGGAGAGTTTCTTATCGGGGAAGCTGCCCGAGCAGACGAAATCAGAGCAGCCCTCAAGCAATGCTACAGCCAATATGAAGCCATAAGAAGTCAGCATTGAAATGTCATTCTGGTATAGAAAGGGAATATAATGAGCGATAAACCTATCTGGGAAAAGCCACGCCCTAAGAGTATTGGCAAGTCCAAGCCTCTTAGCCCTAACCAGAAAAAAGCTGCCAAAGCTTTTGCCAAGAAAACCGGCACGGTTTACCCCTCTTTAGTTGCAAACATGCAGGGCGCAAAAGCTAAACGAGGCAAATAATGGCAGCAGTAATGACCTACACATCGTTGGCGGCAGATATCGAGAGCTATCTCGAGCGTACTGACACCGCAACAATTAATAAAATTCCCACTTTCATCATGCTGGCTGAGCAAATCATTGCCAGCCAAATCAAGTTTCTTGGTACATTGACTGTGGATGAGGCGACTATGGTTGCCGGCAATCCGGTAATTGCTAAGCCTGCACGGTGGCGTAAGACAGTGTCAATGTCCATTACCATCAATGGTGAAAAGCAGCCCGTGCTATTGCGCAAGTATGAGTACTTACGTAATTACTGGCCGGATGCCACTGCCACCGATGTGCCTTTGTATTACGCAGACTACGACTACACCCATTGGCTGATTGCGCCAACACCGGCAGCAGCGTACCCATTTGAAGTGGTCTATTACGAACGCCCGCAGCCCTTGGACGTAACCAATCAAACCAACTGGTTTACTGAGTATGCCCCACAAGCATTGCTGTATGGCTCTTTGCTGCAAGCCATGCCATTTTTGAAGAATGATAATCGTGTAGGCGTATGGAAAGCACTATACGATGAGAGCATAGCAACGTTGAAAGCTGAAGACGTGCAACGCACCGGTGATCGACAAACTGTGGCGGTTGACTCATGACAACTTACGTCTCACCATTTACTGGCGACGTCATTCAGCCTACAGACGTAAGCTATCGAGCGTTTGCTATATCTTCCAATACGACTTTGGCGTGGCCTATCAATGGCAATGCCACAGGCAATTACGCCGCTCGTATCATGGAAGTTACGCCATCAACAAGCGGTTTGTCGTTGTTTATGCCACCAGCCAACCAAACCTCGGTTGGCACCGATGCATTGATTCGTAATCTTGGTGCTACAGCATTCACTGTTAAAGATAATTCTGGTGGCACCATTATTTCCATTGGCGCCGGTCAAGCGGAATATATCTATGTCACTTCTAACTCTACTGTTGCTGGTACTTGGGGTATCATTGCATTTGGCGCAGGAACATCTAGTGCTGATGCTGCAACCTTGGCAGGTTATGGCCTACTGGCCATTTCAACAACGCTAAACCAAAGCCACCCTGCAACTAATATTGTTAATGGCTACACTTTTGTAGCTGCGGATAGAGCGCAAACTAAAATTTGGCCTAGTGGCGCAGGTAGCGTAACGCTGCCGGCAGTTGCAACATTAGGCGATAATTGGTTCACCATCTTTAAGAATAATGGCTCCGGTACGCTTACCATCAATACAACTGGTGTAGACTTGATTGATGGCGGCGCATTTAAGCAATATGGCCCAGGTGAAGCGTCGTTCATTATTTGCACTGGCACAGAATATGTCACAGTTGGTTATGGTACAAACAGCCAATTTGCATTCAATGCCATTACTAAACCAGTAACTTCAGGGGCTTATACACTTACGCCTGCTGAAGCGTCAAATATCATTCAAGAGTACGTTGGCACTTTATCAGGTAATGTTGTTGTCACCTATCCGCCTATTGTCAATCTGTACGTGATCAGTAACCAGACCATTGACAATGGCTATACGCTAACGGTTACCACAGGTATTTCTGGCTCATTCGCAGCAACTGTCCCGCCTGGGCAACAAGCAACGCTGGTTTGTGATGGCACCAACTTCTTTAACGCCAATACTGTACAAGCTGGTGCATCTGCATTAAGCATTGTTAGTGGCACTGCTGCCAACCCAGGTCTTAACTTTGCAGCTGAGACCAATACCGGTATTTATCGTGGAGGCGCTGGTGCGTTTGACATCGCGATATTGGGCACGCAACGTTTGCAATTGACAGCAACGGGTTTGACAGTGGCTGGCACAGGCACATTCACCAATGGCATTAGCGGAGGCACATTCTAATGTCTGATGAAAAAGTATTTGCGCTAGATACAGCCGCTGGCATACAGCGTGATGGTACTACGTTTGATCGCCAATTTTATTCAGATGGCCGTTGGGTACGCTTTCAGCGAGGCCGCCCTCGTAAAATGGCAGGCTATCGTGAGATTTCTAACGACTTTGCAGGCCCGTCACGTGGCATTTACGTTAGCCCACAAGCCAGTTTGAATTATGTTTTTAATGGCTATGCCGCAGGTTTGCAAGTTGACCCCATCAATAATATTGGAGTTGGTACCGGTGTTTTGGATTTTACTTTATCCAACTTTACTGCTAATGCCAATAATCTATGGCAATTTGATACGTTTTATAACGTAGCCGGCGCAGCCAACTCATTGATTGCGCATCCTGGCCAAAACCTGCTAGACATTGCGTCTGAGATTAATACACCTGTATTGCAAGGTTTGATTACCGGCACCTCCATGGTGCAATTGGCCGACACAGGCGGCTCAGCGCCTACCGGCAACCCTATTTCAGTTAGTGGCGGCCTTGTTGTGCTGCACCCTTATATTTTTGTTTACGGCAATAATGGACTTATTAAGAATTGTGCTGCAGGTGATTTTACTGATTGGAATTCTGCTGACTCTAACGAGACTAACGTAGCAGGCACAAAGATTGTACAAGGGCTACCGGTACGTGGCGGTTCTAATGCGCCATCAGGGTTATTTTGGTCTTTGGACTCATTAATTCGTGTCTCATACAACCCAACCACTATTGGCTCGCAAACATTGTATTGGCGGTATGACGTTATCTCCAGCCAGTCCTCCATTCTATCTAGCCAATCAGTGATTGAGTATGACGGCATTTATTATTGGTGTGGCGTTGACCGCTTCCTGCTTTATAATGGCGTGGTCAAAGAGATTCCCAATGATATGAATCAAAACTATTTCTTTGACAATTTGAATTACGCGCAAAGAAATAAAGTATGGGCTTCCAAAGTGCCGCGCTTTGGAGAAATCTGGTGGTATTACCCACGCGGTAGTTCTACTGAATGCAATGACGCCATTGTGTATAACATTCGAGAGAATCGCTGGTATGATGCCGGTCAGGCACTAGGGGCTCGTCGCTCAGCAGGATACTTCTCACAGGTATTTAGATATCCCATCAATGCCGGCTGGGATCCAGAATCCCTCAATGGTATTAATGCGGCGACCATCAGTAATGCAGGTAGTGGCTATACTGACGGCACCTATAATGCTGTGGTACTAACCGGAGGCACAGGCACAGGTGGATATGCAACTATTACTGTGGCTGGTAATATTGTGACGGCAGTACAGATTACTGCGCATGGTCAAAACTACACAGTTGGAGATATTCTTACTGGTACGTTTGGAAGTGGCGCAGGCTTTCAATTGACTGTCAATAGCACATACAATACAGTGTCATTGTGGCAGCATGAGATTGGCACCGACGCCGTTAAAGGCGTCAATGTTAATGCCATTGAGTCATATTTTGAAACTAATGATCTGGGTTGGGTAAGTGGCGGCCCGTCAGAGCCAGCAATGGTAGGCAATAATGTATGGCTGGATGTGTCCAGAATTGAGCCAGATTTCATACAATCCGGTGATATGGAGCTCTATGTCACTGGTAGACCGTATGCTCAAGCGGCGGATAAGACGTCTGATGCTTACACGTTTAGCCCAGGTACCAATAAGATTGATTTACGTGAGCAACGGCGTGAGTTGAGATTAAAGTTTGTCAGTAATGTCGCAGGTGGTGACTTCCAAACTGGTCGTGTTTTATTGGTTGGCAATATTGGCGACGTAAGAGGCTACAATGGCTGACGTTAGCCTCATTTACGACCCAAGGTATCATAGCTTTACGTCATGGGCGTCATTAATGTGTGAACTTTATGCGCCGCAGCAATTGCAAATACCCTCTGATGATACCCAGTGGCAAGACTGGGGCGCCGGGCTAATTGCTATTGACGTATTTGTTAATGAGGGCATCCCTGGGCCCTACAAATTTGATAATTGGCAAGATTGGGCAGCTGCGCTAGTTGGCGCCATCAATCCTCGAGGCTAATATGGCTTATAGTGATCTACCTAAATGGGCTGATATACAAAAAGCGATCAATGTCGTTAAGACGGCGAAGTCAGCATATACAACAGCACAAGCAGGAACTAAGACTGCATATACCAGTCTCAGTACGGCTATTTCAAATCGTGATAAAGCTGAGCAGAAGCTGCAACAACTGCAAGCGGCATTTGATGACCAGTCATATTTGTCAAAGAATTCTGGCTATGTCAATGCGCAAAAAGCTATTGCAACTGCTGAGAAAAACAGAGATCTCGCCCAACAAAAGCTGGATAATGCCACAGATAAGAATCGTGCAGCACTTGAGCGCGCATTAAATTCTGCAAATAAAACTGTTGATACTGCGTATACTAATTTAGATAAAGCGCGTGCAGCTGCTGAAAAAGCTTATCAAAGCGGCACAATATTGCCTGCGCAAAGAGCTTACGAAGCCGCGTATAAAACTTTTGACGCAGCACAAAATAAATATTACACAGCGCAAGATAAAGAACAGGCAGCACTTAATACACAATACGACTCATATAACCAAGTACGTGATTACGCGCAAACCATTGCTGATAACGCCGGCAGCATTACGCGTAAAGCTGACGCAACTGCAGCGCAAAAGCTTGTTGTAGATCTTAATAATGCTGTCAAGGGCGTAGGCTTATCTGATTTTACAAGTCAGATTTCTGGTGTAGTTTCCAATCTTGATTTTACCAAAGGCATACCTACAGTCAATATTCAAGGCGCCAATCCAGACGTTTTTAGTAATATTGACCCTAATACGCATTTACCTATACTTGATCAAGGTGGTCTTGATGCAGTACTTGATCGATACAAGAGCAACAAAATAGATACTCAGCAGTATCGAGACAATTGGAATAAGTTTGGTTGGAACGTTAAGTCTGACGCGTCTACTGCAATGCGCGGCCCTGCAATTGTTGGTTTGGACCGAGGCACTGTTCAGCAAGGTATGCAAGGTGCCCCTGGTATAGTCAAAGCGGGTACTAACCAAGGCGCTACAGATGCTGATTTTAAGAAAGCAGCAGATCAGCTTGGCATAGACATTAACGATTACTACACGACCAAAGAAACTACTGGCGCATACGGGCAAAAAAGCACTACAAAAGTTCTTGACCAGCAATCTTTGTACAACGACATTGCTGATCGTACCAAAGATTTCTACATGGTTGCCAACTCTATTGATGGCAACAAACATGCTGCTCTGCTGTTCCGCGCAGATGGTTCAGGAAACCTAGTCCCTGTAACTAATGAGCAGGGCGCCCCTATGGCTAATTACTACACAGCCACTAGGAACGTCACTGGAGAGACTTGGTACGGTGATCTATTACCAATTGCTGCTATTGCAGCCTCGCTTGCTATGCCAGGTCTTACTAGTGCATTGGCAGGTCAAATTGGTACGGCTACAGGTTTAAGTGCTGCCGCTAGTGGCGCACTTGCAGGCGCAGTAACTAATGCAGGTTTAGCTGCATTAACCGGTGGTAACGTTTTGCAAGGCGCTCTTATGGGTGGCGCCGGTGCATTGGCGCAAGTCAAAGCAGCAGATATTGCCAATACAGCGTTAGGTAATGTTGAGAATGTAAAAGCTGTTGCCAAACTTGCAGGCATCTCACTTGACCAAGCACAACAAACCATTGCGCAAGGCATCACCACCGGATTAGCATCTGCAGCCATTGCGCCGGATAAAGTAGGTGAGAATATTCTTGCCAATGTTACAGGCAACTTTACATCTGCCAAAGCTCAAAATGCCGTTGCTACGTATCTGAAAGACAGCGGCGCATTGCCTTTTATGCTGGACGCAGCAGGCAATGTAGCTAAAGTTGGGTCTGAAGCTTTTGTACGTGGTGAAGATCTATACGCTGCATTGCAGGCAGCCGGCCCATCCATTGCTGCATCTGGGTTGAAGGCGCAAAGTTCAGATACGTCGCCTAAGCAAACTACAGCAGGCTTGCCTGTTGATCAGGTCATGGCCATGGGCGACCTGGGGCCTGATTACTCAAGCATTACAGGTCAAGCTGGGGCTGGTGCATTAAGTACATTAGGCGGTGGCGCAACGCCAACTGATTGGCAATTGGCCACGTCTCTACCAGGTTACGCAACTGGGCAATATGGCTATGAGGATATACAACGGCAGGCCGCTTTAGGCGCTCTGGGCTCAATAGATGGCTCATCTATTGTTACAAAGCCCGTTGATCCACGTACGTTGGAAGAGGTTGAGGTTATAGGGCAACGGGAAATTGAAACCCAACCTTGGCGATATTTACCTAGTGAAGAACAAGACACACCTGAGTTTGATGAGTATGCAAAGGCATCGCAAGAGTTTCCATTAACAGAATATACGCCGGAAGCTTTGGCAGGGATGGGGAATATTAGAACTGCTGCAACAGGTATACCTGGCGCCGGCTCATTGAGTCTACTAGCCACGCCTACGCTGTCAGGCGCAACTCCGCAGCAGCCTACACCGACAATGCTGCAAACTAGGGTGCCACAAATGGCTTATGATCAACTACTGCAATTGCAACAACTTTACCCTGGGCTGGCTAATGTAGATCGCGGGCTATTAGACGTTATCTCATCTCGCCTACCAGACCAAAGCTATTATACTTATGGCGCTCAACAGCAGCAGTCGCCATTGGATATGTATACGCAATACCTCAAAGATGAAGGTGCGCAACAGTCTCAGCAACCGGCACTAGGCCCGGCAGAGACAGATAGAACTAATTTGATTGCGCCAAACGAGTTCAGCTTTGACGCAAGACAGATGGCTGGTTTGCAACAATCAGAACGGGCTCAGCCCTTCATGTTTAGAAGTGGCGGTGATGTACATACACCACAGTTTATTACGGGAAAAACAGGTTATTATGTTGAGGGCGAGGGTGATGGCCAGTCAGACAGCATACCGGCTATGCTAGCTGATGGTGAGTACGTATTTGATGCAGATACCGTAGCAGCTTTGGGGAATGGCTCCAATAAAGCTGGCGCAAAAATGTTGGATAAGATGAGAGAAAATATTCGCAAGCATAAGCGGTCGGCTTCGCATAAGAAGATTCCGCCGGCTGCGAAGTCACCTTTGGAATATTTGAAAGGCTAAATCATGGCACTTACTGTCGGCGAAGCGCTACCAAGCGTAACAGTCACACAGGCGCAAAAGACTGCCGCGCCAAGTTGGTATACTGACTATCTCAGTAATATTGCGCAGCAAGGCATGCAAGCTGGGCAACAAGCTCAGTTTGTTGGCGCAACGCCATTACAACAACAAGCTTTTGACTTGACCAAAGCCAATGTGGGTACTTATGCGCCTACATTGCAAGCGGCAGTCAATATGGCTCAAACAGCAGGTGGTACCACAGCACCTTCTGTCGTAGGCCAATACATGGACCCCTATACTTCACAAGTTGTAGGCGAGATTGGTCGGCTAGGGCAGCGCAATATTGTTGAGAATCTTGCGCCAGGCGCAGTATCTGGCGCAGTAGGCACAGGCCAATTTGGGTCTCAACGCGGAGCTCAAGTATTAGGCCGCACCATTCGTGATGCATTAGCTGATATTGGTGGCCGCCAATCTTTGGCACTTAGCCAAGGGTATCAAAATGCCATGACGGCTGCGCAAACTGACTTGGCTCGACAGTTAGCCGGCGCGCAGCAACTTGGTGGTTTGGCTGGCACGCAACAGCAACTTGGTCTTGGTGATGTCAACGCATTGGCCACACTTGGAGCACAGCAGCAGCAAATTGGCCAGGCGCAGCAGTTGTTCCCATTACAGACTTTAGGCACGACTTCGCAGCTTATCAAAGGCTATAGTGTGCCAACTGACGTATCTTCTACGTATCAAGGCCCACTACCTGGCGCATATGCGGCATCGCCTTTGGCGCAGATTGCGGGTCTTGGCTCATTGCTTGGTGCAAACGTAGGTTCTAATACAATAGGCGGCACATTAGGTGATGTTATTTCCAAGGGCGCATCAAGCGCTTGGGATTGGCTAAGCAAGCAATTTTAAGAGGCTACCATGGCACTACCCACAATTCCCAAAGCGCCTTCAGGCATAGGTCTCGATGAAGGGGCACAAGCAGAGTATCTAGACGCTCTAAATAAGACCTTAGGCGCACTTGAAGCTCGCCAAGGCACCAATATGTGGAACGTTGCGGCGCAGTTTCTTGACCCTGGCCGCACAGGCACATTTGGTGAGGCTCTTGGTCGAGCTGCCGGTGCTATAGCACAAGATCAAAGTCGTCAACAGGAATTGGCGCTACCTATTGCGCAACTACGAGCCCAAATTGCAGGTCAAAAATATGAATTGGCCAATCAAGCTGAAGGTATGAAAATGCTTGGGCAATTGCTGGGTACCTCTCCGCAACAAACTGCTGAAGGTGTACAAACAGGTCGCTTCCCAGCTGGTATAACTCGCAAGATTACGCCTGATATTTACGCCGCTTTTGCTGCCAAGTACCCTAAACTTGGCGAGATTCTAAAGAACTCAGCAGCAATGGAGAATGATGCCATTAAGAACTTCCTTGAAATGATTAAGTCTGGAGTTTCTTTGGCCGAGATGGAAGCCAAGTTTGGCCCTGAGTTCTTGCAAATGATACCGCCTGAGTATCTTAATGCTTTGCGCCCTGGCTCAACTGATACAACTGCACCTGCAGCCCCATTGACGCCTAGCGGTCGTGCAGCGCCATCACCTGTACAACAGCCACCTACAACTATCGACACATCCCGCAGTGATGCTGGTGTGCCATTGGCTGTTCGTGCTGAAGGTATGAAAGAGCGCCAAAAGCTATCAGATGAAGAGTGGAAAGAACAGCGCAACGTTTTCAATTCTTGGACGCCGGATCGAGTTAATTCCAACGTTCGTGACTTAAAAGAATTGCATGACTTGGCAGATAAGTATCCGCAAATCTGGGGCTTGATGCAGCAACAAGGCCTTTTGGCGGGTTTGCAAGCTGCTGCTGATAAAGGCGTTAATACTCCATGGGGCTCATTCTCAGCGCCTGTGCAAGAATTCTTGTCCAAAGTCAAGTTGTCGCCTGATGAGCAAAAAGTCTTGGCTCGTGCCAGCACCATTATTGCGCGTCAATTCTTTGAGAATGCTCGAGTCAATAAGTCAGTTCTTGGCCCTCAGATTTCTAATGCTGACGTGACATTGCTGCAAGCGCCGATGGTGTCTCCACGTGACGCCGCTGACGCCATTAAGTACTATGCAAAAGAAAGTATTCTCGGCATGAAGATGCGGCAAGACTACTTTACTGCATTGCGCAATTGGGATAAAGAGACAGGCTTGCGTGTGCCCTTTGGCGATTTCTTTGGCTCAAGGCCTTATAACGATATTGCAAATCGCTACCAAAGCCTGTATGGTCAGTTATATGAGCAACACTACCCCTATAAGAGGTAATCATGGCAGATCGTCTTGAAGATCTAGACCCTATCTTTGCAACGCCTAGCGCGCCTGCAGCAAAGAAAACTGGACCGCGACGTAAACCGCGTGAGGTCTCAACTGCGCCTTTACCACAAATTCCACAAGACTCAACTGATCTGTCTGCTGTAGATGAGGTTTTTACCGCAGGGCCTACTACCGGGCCTGCGCCTGGCGCCACTGTACAACCTTCTACAGTTGGCCCTAAAGCTTCACCTATTAGTAAAGAATCTGCTGCGCTTTCTGGCGCTGCAACCGGCTACGCGCTTAATCGTCAGCCATTTCCTCGTTTACCGCAACGCGAAGCTCGTATTCAAGAACTTAAAGCTACGTCAAAGATTGGGCAAAAAGAAGCGCAATCTACATCACGACAAATGCAAAATCTACTGTCACGGCAACAGTCATTGGAAATTGCATTGGATGACGCCCAACGTGAGTTGTCACAGGCTCGAGCACAAGCTGCACGCTACAATTTGCCTACTGAGATCTCAGCACCCGGTGAAGCTGCTGGTGACAAATGGTCCCGTAAAGTTGTAGGCAGTATGGGCCCAGGGGGTGAGTCTGTTACTGAGGCTACTCGTGGCTATCGTTTGCAGCAGGAACTTGAGAAAACAGGTGAGGCTGCAAAATTCAAAGCAGCTCGATCTGGTTTGATTGTGCCTAACGCCCCTGAGTTCTCTGGGCAATTTACATCTCCAGTTCAAGAGCAAGCTTACAACCGTCTGCAACAAGCGCAAGCTAAGTTTGAGCAAGCCAGTTCGGCTCTTAACCAAACCAAGCTGGAGCTTGAGCAATTGCAAAAGGGGCTTACCTCAACGCAAACTGCGGCGTCCAAGGCCGGCCAACGTGCCCAAATTCTGCAAGAGATGAACCAGCCTGGCGTTATGAAGCGACTTGGCTACGCAGTCAAGAACTTCCCATTAGGTAGCACTTTAGGTGGTGGCATGGCGGGCTACGAGGGCGTACAAGCCTACGAAGCTGGTCAACGTGGTGATATACCTGGCGCCGTCATGCATGGTCTCTCAGCCACAGGTGGTGCACTCATGACCTTGCCTCATCCTGCAGCCAAGGGTGCAGGGTTGCTACTATCTGCTCCGCCTTTGGCGTATGAACTTTACAAAGGTTATACCGGCGAGTCTCCTCTTTCTCCCGCCGCAACGCCACAACCTAGGTAAACTCGCGCCTAGCTTGTGGTTTTACCCCCGTCTAGTACGGGGGTCTTTTTTTGCGCATGAATCGTTGCCACATGCCAAGCTTCTAGCCACACATTGTAAGGATCTCTAAGCAAGTCCATGTTCTTGGTTTTGAGAAGCAGACTCATCCAGTCATGATACTCTTGCTTTATTTGGTCTTCCATTGGATTATCCTTCCAGAGTTGTCATGCTTTTTGTCATTAATGGGGTCCTCATGAGGCTCAAGACTCTCAATGCCTCGAGCAGATTGAGCTCTAAACTCAGCCCACTTCTTTTTAAAATTGTCCTGCTCAGTAGGTGGAACCCAACCGTATTTGACACGCCAACGAATAGTTACGTCAGTGGTTGAAGGCGTGTATACGTACTCAAAGGGAATGCTCATAGTTCAACTCCTTTAGTCGATAACCAACCCCGCAACGCCGTCATGCCCCCGTCAATCAGGACGTGATTTTTATATATCTGGTACTTCTCATATACTGCATGAGAAACAAAATTTTTCATAATTAAGTACGCATCGGCGTCAGTTGTAATAGCGCCTTTTGCGTCATCGGTGGTAAGAAACTTGAAAACAAACCGATGTGAGTATTCATGCTCAATCATTGACATCTGATCTTCGCGTAGTCCAATAATAGTAACACGGGGCTTAGATTTCCCGTTTGCCTCATATTCTGGATTATTTCGTGCAACTTTGAACTCGTGCTCTAACTCTTTGACAGCTTTGGCAACTTCTGTTTTTATGGAGCTGGCAATCTTTTGCGCTATGGTGTCTATTAGACTATCCAATGAACCTTCAACTCGATGCACTGGTTGAGGCTCAGCGACCATAGCTTCACATACTGTGATAGGTTTATCACCCCTTGACTCGGCTATGTCTATGCTACGCTTTGCTGGGATTGTCGAATTGGCCAATTTACGTGCCGCTGCAATGATGTCAGCTGCTGCAAGAAGGCTGCCTTCTGGTCTACGTCTATCGGGCTCAAGTGTTTGTTGCGCTGCACGCAACGCATCGCTTATTTTGTAGCCGTCATTGAGCTTTTTGGCAGTGGCTGTAATGACTTCGCCACGCTCTCTGGATGTCCAACGTATACGATTGATAGTCATGGTACGTTCCTTTCAATGGTCAGGTATTACACGTGAAATTATACATTAAGCAGCCAGCGTGAGAATGCGTGTGAGCTGTCAATGTGCTTATCCATTAACATATGGGCTTCGTATCTTTGAATACGCGGTGGCGGGTCTGCTACAGGTTGATGCGTTGACTTTTCAATAATCTCTTTGAACATTTTCATTCTGGATTCGTAGACATGAAATGAGCCTACAGATATGGTCAATGTTCCAACTTCTGCGTTAAGCAAGACAGCAATAATTTCTTGCAAGAACGAGAAAGTTGGGAGATCATTAGCCATTCCCCATAGAATGTCTTGGCTACGCATAATAGCTCTTGCATTAAGCCGACCCCGGCGTAGACGAAACTCAATAGCAATCGTACAAGGGACATCTTTGGCCTCACTATCCATGTGGTCTACATCAGTGCCATACATAGGTATGACAGCACGACGACTCATAGGGTCTTTTTGCAAGATACTTACGATATGCCGTACACCGTACTTGCCAAACCAATATGAGCCATAGTTGCTATTTAGTTTGCCATTGACAATAATTTTGCCCCATTGCGCAGCATGCTCAGCAATAGAGGTATCGAAGGGGTCAGCCTTTATATACCAAGCCATTTCGCGTTTAAGGTAGTTGAGATTAAAATTACGGCCGACAAAATTATTGAAACGAACAAAAGGATTGACAGTGTACGTAAAATTCTCAATCTCAAGCGTGCGCTCACCACGAGGCTCTGACGTAACGCCGCGGTATTCAAGTGCTTTATAAAGTAGGATGAGATCTTCTTCACGATGAATGAGTGGTATTTCCATAGTCGCTCTCAGTAATGTGGTACGGCAAATGCGGGAAATGCTGCATATGGTACAGCGGTGGCGGCAACTTATAAGCTTGTATGCCTGCGTTCATAGCCCATGTGTAGGCGTTATTGCCTAGAGCAAAAATACGGCTTGGCTTAAGCTGCTTGATGAACTTGGCGTCAGTTGGAGTACCAAGATAGTTTTGCGTGTTGATCCAGTAAAGATCTTTCTCTGGTACACCTTCATTCTCTAATGCATTGGCCAGCATGCGACTAGGGCCATCATCATCCAAAAAGTTGATAAAAGGAATTACTGCCGCAGAGGCTCGCATGTTAGTACGAGGGCCTTTATCGCAAAGCATAAGGATATTACCTTCCTTAAAGCAGCCACCTCCGGACGCGCGATTAGGCACTGACTTGGCCATGACTTTTTCCAATAAGTCGCTGACGGTATCTTTCTCATAATCATAGTGCACGATAGGCAAGCATGTATGCATAGGTAATGTCTCGTATGCCTCATATACACGCCCCAATTGCTCGGTGGTATCAAGGTACTCAATATCTTTACGCATCTTGAATGTATCAACACATAGCGCAAACTCAGGTTGGCAATGAATAACCACTGCGCCTCGAGTTAATGCTACTCGTTCTAGCATGCGATGCCGCGGCATATCTATACGAGTCACGCCATTACGATATACCTCACCATAGATTGGCTCAGAGAGCCAACTACGATCCAATATAACGTGGTCATCGTAGGTCAATGCCTGCGCCATGGATCTGAAGTATGTTTTGCATAATTCTTCAGATGACATGCCCGTATAAGGACCATGCTTTACGACGCTTGTCAATCTTTCATGATTGAGCATTTGTCGTAGCTTTTCAGATAAAGTGGTTTTACCACCACCATCTGGCCCTTCAAGAATTATGATCATGCAAGCCACCCTTCTACTTTTTGCATTGTTTCATACAAGGTTGCAACCTTTAGCTTATCTGCTTGCAACCATGCCAAGTATTCTCTGGCCTCATCACCCATCTTCTCAATTTCTTTTAGCGTATAGCCATACGCCGGATGAATCATGCCTGTTTCTTTGGGGTCACTACCGAGTATAGCTCCAGCATGTGCAGCATGTAAATATCTGACTCGCCACCACCCGCATCCGGCATGAGCGTAGGTAGGACAAAGCACGCCTTTATAGGCTCCGTATTCCCAGACAATTTGAGACTCCAAAACCCGAGGTTGTCCAAGGGACTTTCCACCCACGGCACGAATAGGCCAGGTAAGATTTTGAGCGTCGGCCCATTCATGTGCGTCTTTCGATAGAGATGCGTTATACCACTCAGTTTTTCTATCTTGCCAACGCAGTCTATGTACTTTAGGCAAGTTGTATAAAGGTGATGGGTCCCAATGACGTAAGTCATCAACCGGCAGGCCCATCTGTTTAACATCACCCCATGGAAATAATGGTGCCAACCATGTGCGATTGGTAAGCAATTTTGGGTCAATAAAGTTGCCCCATGTAGGCAGCAACTTTTGGAATGACCAATCATCGAGGCAGATCCAGGCATCTGGGCGTTGCTGCAATGCCCAAATGGCGCCATTGACATTAACGGCGTTATGATCTACAGGGTACAGGTAGATGAAGACCTTTTGGTATTCTGAAAGGTCCTCACCTGCCCCTACTGCTCGATGATCTACATCATGCACCAGTCGCTCAAACGCATTACGCATCAATTCAGGTATCGACACAAACTTTGTAGAGCTTGCACGTTGTGGATGATTTGTATGCGTCTCAGTGACGCCGGTTATGAGGATCTTCATTAGTCTTCCAGTTCGATATACCCTGCTGCAACGTCATGTGCAATATCGCCAGTACGACCACCTGCGGCAACGTATTCTTCGACTGTCATGCCATTTTCGTATAATGCAAACCGCTCTGCAGCCAGCGTATTATTGCGCTTAGGGTTCTCCTCCACTAGCACTATAATCTTTGCTTGTTTATTGACACGGCGGCGCTTTACCTCAGACATAGTAGGTTCTCCTTGTGTTGGAATTGGTAGATAGAAATACGGCATGGATACTTTTCAATGATCAGCAGCAATTTCAATTTTATCACGTTGCACGTAATCGCGCACCGCATTTAACAGATTTTGTTGAGTCTTGTCTTTGCGTTTCACAGCCGAGACAATGGCCTCATCAATGGTATCTTTTGCAATAATGTGGTGAACTACGATATGATTTTTTTGACCTTGTCTCCACAGGCGTCTAATGAATTGCTCATAAACTTCAAGTGACCACGTAAGCGAGTACCAGATAACCGCGTGGCCAGAGCCTTGAAGATTGAGACCGTGGCCAGCAGACATTGGGTGCGCAAGTAGAACTGGAATCTCCATGGCATTCCATGACTTAACAATACTATCAAGTCGATCACCCACAACCCCAGAACCAATAACTGGGGCATCAGGGAACGCAGCTTTAAGTCTTTCCAAGTCATGCTGAAAATGGAAACCGATAATACAAGGTTGGCCCGACAATTCGTCAACCAGATCTTGAACGGCCTGTGTCTTGGCGTCGTGGATGTGTATCGTTTCTTTGTTTTCTCCATCTAGATATGAGCCTCCATTGGCAACTTGTTGACATTTCATGACCGCCACGGCCGCATTCGCAGCTGTTATGTTGCCATATTGCAAGTCAATGGTGAGGTCATCCTCGAGGCGCTTATAGATTTTCTTGGCCTCCGCAGGTAGTTCTACATAGATATTGTTGTATGTTAACTCGGGCAAATCTAGATGGTCTAGCGCCGCCATACGAAGTACCTTGCCCTCCAAGGCGTCATAGATACGTTGCTCGCCATCCGGTTTAATTTTCCACTCATACCCACCAAAGCCGGATGGATAAAAATACTCATTCTTGAAGCGAGTAATGTAAGGCCCAAATGTGGCGCCTTGGTCAATGACATATTGCGGGCCAAAGATATCCAGCAACCCATTTGGCGCAGGCGAGCCAGTTAGTCCCCAACGCCGATCAAACTTGTTTAACAATGGCTTCAATGACTTGTAGCGTTGTGATTGCGTATTCTTCAAGTACGAGATCTCATCCACAACCAATACTTCAAAGGGCCAAGGCTTGCCATTGAGCTGCGACGAGAGCCAGCCAATGCCTTCATAATTCATCACATAGATGTCGTGGTTTTGCTTAAGAACTTTATTCTTATTGCCACCATGCAATATGCCAACTGAGTAATTCTCGAACTGTTCCCATTTCTTGGTCTCAGCAGGCCATACAGCATACGTAGGCCGCAGAGGGGCTAGTACCAGCATCTTTTTGCAATGCCCTTTGGTCTTCAAAATTCGATAAGCTGACAACACAATAGAAGTTTTGCCTAGACCAGGGTCGAGCCAAAGACTACCTGAGCCTCGAGTGATGAGGAACTTTACAGCTTCCTTTTGATACTCATGCGGGTCCCAGAACACTGTCAATCCCTTCTTTAGAATCTAATACGTAAACTGTATGATTAAGATCTTTTAGTTGCTTGTGTACTTTGTCCTGCAGAGGGGTTGTCTTTCCCCCAGGTTTTTTCAGTTCCACCCATAATGTATGTCCACCAGATAAGACCACGATCCGGTCGGGCCACCCTCTCGCATATCGGACATGTAACTTTAGTGTGAGTAGATTTAGTTTTTTGCATTGCCGCGTAAAGTACGCTTCCAGGTCTCGTTCAAGTAATGCTCGAGTTACCATTGGCAAGGGCCCCCATTGGACTTCCTAAAGTGGCACCATTTGCAACCATGTGATGGCCGTGGCGCAAAGATGTCGTCATTCTCAATTTTGGTGACTCGAGTAGTAACCCACTCTTTAAGTTTCTCATGCTCTAATCGTGAGTATGCCTGCCCTGCTTGACGCTTATTGAGATCAATGTAGCAAATTTCAGTGGTAACAGTTTCTACTTTTGGGTATTCCGCCATTATGATGGTGGCGTAAAGTTTGAGTTGATCGCTGTAATCCCTCTCTTTACCTGTTTTCCAATCCATGACATGAGCAGTAGGGCCATTAATCCACAGCACATCATAAATACCACGAAGCCAAGCATCGGCAGCAAGAAAATCTGTACGAGTCCAGTCTTTTTTGATAGCGAATTGCATCTCACTCTTGGCCCCTTTCCCTATAAGCTCGGCAACGTAGTCATTCCAATACTCAAACGGGGCAATGAGAATTTCTTGGTGATCAATGGCATTCTCAAATGCGGTATGGATATCTTTGCCTCGTTGCGCAGCCTCACCCGTAGGTTCTTTAAGTCCATCGATACGAGTCAAGCGATACTTATAAGGGCATTCTTCGTATGACTTGATAGACGAGTGAGAAAAGCTACGCATTATTTAGTCTCCTGATAACTATTACCAACCTTGTAGTCACTCACCATAGGCACATCCATTGGTAAAGCATTACACATAGCTTGCGTCAAGCATTCAGCCTCGCGTTCTACCACACCCTCAGGTGCTGAGATAACCAGCTCATCGTGCACACTCAAAAGCAGTCGACTATCTTGGCGTGTCTTTTGGAATAATAGCATAGCTGCCTTGGCCTGGTCTGCAGCTGAGCCTTGAATGAGTAGATTAACACCTTTATAATCAAACTCACGTAGACGGCCATTGATAATCTTAGGTGGTTCCATTTTGACCAGACGCCCGCCAAGGGTTTTGATAGGTTGGCCCAATTTGTACCTTGTCCTCATGGTAGCTTGCATCGCCTTGAGGCCCGGAGCCACGGCTGTGGTATAGGCATCCATCAATGTCTTGGCCAGTTCGTAGTCGATTTCCAGCATTTCACTAATCTTCTTTGGTCCTGCGCCATACAGAATTGCAAATGAGACGCCTTTTGAGTAAGTACGGCTAACCTCACGACCAGATGCCTCAGACATCATCTTAGCTGCATAAGTATGCAAATCAGCTCGAGCATCTTGCTGATACTGTTGCATCAAGTTACCACCTTCAAAATGTGCAAAGATACGTAATTCTTGAGCGTTGAAGTCGCATGCAACCAGCTTATGGCCTTCATCCGGTAGAATGAAACTGCGAACCAATGGCAATGGCGCCACATCGAGATCAGGTGGTAAGTTTACTCTCGGGTATCGTATAGGTGCATTTTGGAAATTCGGAGTACTACTGAGCCGTCCTGTTCGTGTCCCGCCACGCTCGCCTCTAACCGAGTTCCAATTGGTATAGATGCGACCGGTAGAACTTCCGGATGTGAGCCAAGGGTCAATGAAAGTCGAGAGACATGTAGATAGATTCGCACGATATCTGAGGACATCTCTAAGGTACTCATTGGTTAGCATCTCCTCTAGTGCTTCTTTGGTAGCCTGTTTTTGGCCTTTATCTGTGGTAGGCCAGGTTTTATTTTTGTCCCAATACTCCGATTGATAAATACTTTCGACCAGCTGAGAATCGCTGTCGACATTCAATTCAGGAGAATTCAATAATGCACGAACCCAAACATTACAAGCCTCAATATCTTTTATGGCCTGCTCTTTTGCTGCTGCTAACCCAGCCACATCAACTCGAACACCTAAACGTGAGTTTTCAAGCAACAGTGGGATCAGTTCAAGTTCACGTGTATACGGCGCCTGTTGCGCCGGCAAAACGTGCGAGGCGGTAAAGTCAAATAACTGCGCCGTAAGCCGCACGTCTGCCATGGCATAGCGCCCTACCAGCTCGACGGGTCCTTTGCTGATGTGGGCGCCCCATTGGGACTTTTTTCGTTTAGCGTCAGGGACGTTATTAATGATCCATTCTTTAAGTTCATCTCGTTCTTCTGGGCGGGCAAGGTTCCAGTGGACCACGAGATCTTTGAGCGATAATGAAGGTACATGTGGGTCGAACAAAAAACTAAGAATGAGAGTGTCGTGTAACTTAGATGCGTCGGGGATACCCAGGCCAAAGTGAATATCAGCCACATCCAAGTCAAATAGGGCGTTATGAAAGCATAGCGATCGATTTGAAGCATACATTTCTCCCATCATGCGCCTTACGGCGTCAAAAGTAGTGTTATTACCCGTAATATGACCGAAAGCAAAATACCCATCAGCAAACTGACCTGTAGGATCATACACAGCCAAACCCACCGGTTTAGGCGGATACGTCGGGCGAGCCTCGATGCCTTCGGTTTCAAAGTCAAGGAATATAGGTGTCATTAGTAGAAATAGAGAGGGGCACAAGTAACATCAACCACAACATCAGTTGTGTGGTTGCCGATTTTACGCTTACCCATAACAAGCACTGCTCGCATGCGACTAACTTCGCATTCCTTGACAGCAATGATGACCTCATTACGACTCATGGCGTTGATTTCTTTATCCAATATCAAAGCCTGAGAAGGATTAGATGTTGATGAGCAACTTATCAAAGTCGCGCATACAATGATTAACGTAAACATTTTCATTTCAATCCTCAAGAGAAGGTGGGGTACTCGCTGCACTGAGTCTCGATGACCATGGGACGTATCCGCAGCATCCGCTTTCCCCCGTAACTCACACCATAATGCGACCAGTCTTATCTTCTACAAAACGTTTAGCCGCTTCATAGAATGCGTCTTTGCCTTTTGTTGCGTAAACGTCATACAAAGCTTTGACATCAAAGAAATGTAGATCGCGCAGTCGCATTTCTTCCATGAGCTCTTCATCTGAGAACTCATCAAGATGCACATCAACACTAATAAAGGCCATATAGCCTCCAATTAAAAACGATCTGACTCGGCTGCGGGCGCTGCAGCAGGTTGATCATCATCCATTTGACCAGCAGTCTCAATAGCCCTTTGGACCTCGTCCTGAGAGCGTTTGATAATTGCCTGCACAATAGCCGGGTCATCAATTGCCTTGACCATACTGAAAGTCACCTTGAATTGCGTCTTGGGGTCAGGCACAACAGCAATCTCAGTAATGACAGCCAGAGGCGGGCGCTTTAGCGTTGCGGCGACTGTTTGTACATAGTTGGAATAATTCTTAATGCTGGTGACCGGCGGTCGAAGCGCCGCGATCTCTGCCGCAGCCACAGACTCCGCAGTGGTAATGCTATCTGCTGGGATGAGTAGGAGTCGGCGTGTTTCACGGCAGGCTTTGCCTTTGCCACCGGTAGGTGACGAGCCCCACTGGTTTTGTGGGCAACCTTCGCAATTTTCATGTTGTGGTGCCTCCGCAGTTGACGCAGGTCCCATGCCAGTCGCTACAGGGGCAATGGCAAAGCATTTAGGGCCTACGACTTTAGTAGGGTCATACCGATCTGAGTAGTAAAGACGCTCAATCGGAGCTGCAAGAATGACGCATGCCAGTTTGTTGCCAGTGATCGGGTCACCACGATAAGTGAGGATACCACCTTTGGTTGACAGATACGTGGCTGTCAAACCAGACTGCTCGGCCTTGACATTCTCTGTGGCCATAGCGGCCAGTTGATCTTCAAACAGTGCAACAGCATTATTAGTTTTGGCCATGATGGCTCCTTTCAACAAGTTACTTGCGACGAACGGAAAGTTCCCAGACGGAAGACATTTTCGTACCGGGGATAAGATCTCCAGCCTCCCACCGCTCACGGAAGACTTGAGAGGATAAACGCTTGTGAAGAAGTTCAAATTGATTTGTCTTTGCAACATGATCGTAGAAGGCGTTCCAATCCTCAATGGATGGATGATGCGTTTCGCGCATGGTGCAACTTGCCTTGTCCGACGCGGCTTGCGTAATTCCTGCAAGAGCCATTTGTTCCATAATGTCGGCTTCAATGGCGGCCATTTTTTCGTTAATCTTTTTGATGTCCTCATTTAAGCTTTCCTTCAAAGCTTTGGCTTCGACATACATATCGATCAGGTCAGAGATTTTCATTCGCCACCTTTGTATTGTGAGAGAATGGCGAGCATCTCGCCTTCAGGGCCGGTCCAACCGATAGGCTTGACTACGTCATATTGACGACCTCGTGTTGAGCGTATGAAGTCATCTGCTGGCTGCTTTTTCATATTTGCCGCGTGTACCACTTCAAATAACGCATCAAAAGGTAGGCCCATTGCATGAGCACAACCAAGAGCAACATACACAAGATCGACAATGGCATCAGCAGCATCAACCAAAGAGTTTTCTTCATAGGCTTTCATGTACTCAGAAATTTCCTCAAGGATGAATCGCACAAAGTAAGATGACTCTTCGGGCGAGAGCAGATGCGGAAACGTGGATATGGGCAGCCCCATCTTTTTACGAAACTCACCAACTTGTTCAAAGGTTGTCATTCTAGCTCCTCAATGCCCTCAGCGGCAATGATATGCACATCAGCAATTACACCAAATTGGGTACCCAAAAGAGTTAATTGCTCGTTGAATTCTTGCACAGCATCTTCAAGATTGTCGCCATGGACAAGAATTACACATTCAATGCGATAGAGACTCATGCGGCCTCCAAGACAATTGACTGGTGATCGTTGATATAGTCACTGAGCCAGATTGGCATGGGTCGCTCACCACGGTGATAAAGCATGGGCATGGTTGCGGATTTAGAAGCGTAGTAACGACGGTAGGATTCGACGGCATCATTGGATTTGTATTGGTCAGGCATAGCTAGGGGTGGGTCGGACCATGTAGCCGGCATGTCATACATGGCAGGTGGGGCTTTGAGTAGCTCGGCAACAAGCACGTCACGTGACTTGTGGTTTTTGCCATAGCGTACAAAGAATTCGCGGCCAAGATAGGTGGCCAAGGTAACGACATAGTCATAATGCAAGCGGGACTGGCGAGTCCAGATGGCGCTTGGATGATTGACATGCGTAGATTTGTAGGAGACTGCATGACCATTGCCATGAACATGGTGCGCCGTGGCCAAAAGCTGGCAGGACTCGATAAGCATTTTGCCAACATGCTTGTCGCAATGCATAGCTGCGGCAACAGGGGCTAGACGGTGCAAAAAGAAGATATTCATATGCCTACCTTTCAATAATCAACAACGAGTGGACGAGTGGACAACAGAACAAATATACACCATATTACTCAGTTGTAATAGGTATTTGCTGCATAACTTTCAGAGCGTAGATTCGGGCTTCGATTGGTGTGTAGTTGGCCATGAGCCGGTCACGAACTAACTTGAACTCAGTTGTCATCGTGTTATGCAATGCAAAGTGCTCATCAACAGTGAGGGCCAGGTAGTCATCAAGGGCATGGCACAGAGCATCCAGTTGGGCCAGAGTGAAGGCGCGATTGGTATCCATGGTAGTTCCTTTCAATAGTCAATGAAGGCCCCGAAGGGCCTGGGGTTAGTCCTCGATCATCTCGCGGAGATTGGCAACAGCTTCTTCAGGAGTAGCGCCATAGGCGTGAATGTCATCACCACATGCGCCTTTTTCATAAGCCACATAAGCCTGATCAGGAAACAGAGTGGCGCCATCGGAGATGAAAGTCTCGTACTCACGATAGACCAGGTTGGCACCAACCAGCTTGCCAAAGGTGTGTACACGCTCGGGTGGCAGAACCGGATTGAGATTCATATACCGCATAGCAGCCTCGTTGGCTGAGCTGTACGCGTAGTCATTGGAGAGGGAGTTGAAGCCAGCATGCTTGACCCATTGGCCATTTTCAAGGACCTCAACTACGACATCGTGCATGACTTTGAATGGGTCACCTGAGGTGTTGATACGTACGTTACTTGCAAGCTGTTTCATGGTCGTTCCTTTCAATTATCAATTTGGCCATGTGGCGGTATTGCTTGCCACATGAGCCATAATACCATTTCGCCAGGGAAAGTAAACAGATTTATGCCAGAGTCAGCAGTTCTTCTGCAACCTTTGCCTTAACATTAACACCACCACCAAACCAGGCATTGGCCATTCTGGCATCCGGTGTGCGAGCAGTCTCCCAATCCATCAACTGAGTGACGGCATTGAGAGCGCCCCAGGCTGTGCCTTTGGCTGATTCCAAGTTGGCACCGATACCAGCGCCTTCAAAGAGAGCCAATGCTCGAGCTGCTGCGCGGCTTGGCTTTTTGTCGTCGCCCCCAAGAACCTTGGTAAAGATCTCCATTGCTCGAGTGGAATCAATCTTGACTTTGGCCAGGAGCTTAGCCGTGGCCTCAAAGTCCTTGAAGGCTTGGTTGAACTCACCAAGCTGCGACTTGACGTTGGCGGCGTCGAAGACCGAATTGTGGCGTACTTGGACAACGTTGCCGCTGCGTGAGTTGGTAGCAATTTGCAATGTGTTGTTGCAAACAACACGAACCGAGGTGAGCCTTGCCTGAGTGGCCAGAGAGCCATCGCAACTAGATGCCATGAGGAGATATTGAGCCACTTTATCGCCGGCCACTGAGAACTCGCCATCCATTTTGGCCAATGCCCAATAATGGGCGCCATTGCGAAGCACACCGGCAGTTTCCAGATGCGCAATACTGCCAATCATGTCGCGGAAGAATTCCAGCACCTCCATGGGTTGCACAATCTTGTATTTGTCAGAGACCAGACCAAGAGGCATATTGGAGTCTGTACGGTAAAGAACCTTCTTACCCTCATAAGGGAGCAATTGGCTCTTGGACCAGCTGGAATCCGGAGTGGCAAATTGCACGCCAGCGGATTGGATCATGAAGTCAAGGCCGGATTCTTCAGCCCAGACTTCGAGTGATGCGTCATTGGTCAGCCTTTGACCGAGGCCATGCCAAGGGGTGTCGCCAACGTAGGCCATTGAGGCTTTGCCAGATGCAGTGGTTGCAAGCATGTGAGCCATGATGTATTCCTTTCCAAGTTCAGTTAAGTGGAGTGCTACATGAGCATAGTACACCAATCTTTCGTCTTGGAAACAGGTAAAGTGCACAAATTTACGAAAAAAATGCACAAATAGTTGTCAAATTGTATCATTGCCGCTGCGTAGGGATGCGATTCCTTATCTTCTCGGCAATATTTGGCTGTCCTTCTGCCTCGGCGATCTTGGCGCACTCATCTCTTTCTATGAAGATGGCCTGCTTTGTGGTCTCAATGGCAACAGTCATGATTTCAGCCTTAGCCAAAGCCATTGCATCGTCGAATTCTTTTTGTGTAAAGACTTGGACTTGCCCGGAGCCTGCCAAGAATTGTTTTTGAAAGTTGCTGAGCTTAGCCATTCTCATCTCCTTTTTTCCATGGGATCACATTAGGTGGCAGATTATTGGTAGGCTCTGGCTGAGAGAGTATGAAGCGCGCATACTCCATCATACGGAAATATAGATCATCCAGATTATCGCCTGCAGACGTGCAGAATGAAGTCATCTTCTCAGGGTCATCAGCACAAAGCTGTATGGCTGCGTCATAGGCCAATACAGCACGTGCTAGTTCTTTATGCATTTGCTTCATAGTCTATCCTTTGCGATCTTCTTTTTGAACATCTCACGAATGTCTTCGATTGGTAAACCCGTACGGTCATAAATGTAAAGGATCATCTTAGGGGTCAAAGCACGTTTGCCATTATTGATACGGCTTATGGTTGGCGCCGAAGCTGCCAAGAACTTGGCCAAGGCGTAATCACTGTGAAAGCCATAAGTCTTTTTGAGATATTCAAAAAGCTCATTGGATTCGTATTCCTCACTCCGCATTGCTGTCATCTTCTTCTCCCGCTGTAATAGGCTTCTCGATGAGGTCATACCCTAACGAGTCGGCAAACGAGGCCAACATAGTTTTGTCAACTGCAAAATAGGCTAATGGCGTGATTGGGAATACACCACTTTGCACGCCTACCAATAAAACATCACGATCAGCCAGTGTATGGATGAATTGCACGGCTTCTATTTTATGTTGCGTGCCATTAAAAACGACGACTTCTTTCATAATTTGCTTTTCCTTTCAATGAAAATCCAGAAACTGCCATACGCTTAGTGCATATGGCGCATATCCAACGTTGCGACGACTTGGTTACCTTATATGAACCGCCTTCTTGTCCCTGATGCATACGGCAACTTGAACAATATTTGCGGCCATACAAATCACTTTTGACTTTATGATGGTCACTCATGTGTTCTTCTCCCGCAGCTTGGCTTCGATTATGTCGCGCAATTTGTGTAACGTATAGTCACACTGCTCCCCATCTTCCGACCACCAATGCAGCGCATCAGGATCGTCTTCGTTGTCGTAGTCTTCATGCACATCGAAACCCGCCTTAAATGCTGCAACCAGCATTTCCTCATCCGTCAGCCCCTGCCATTCGCACTCTGCTTTTGCGCTGGCATAACCATCATGCCAAGCGCTCTGCGTTTGTGTCCTCATATCCCCAAGCGGGTTACACATAGTGTTTTCCCATGAAGTAAAGGAACCAGATGGGGGACTTATAAACATGCCTGCCTTGTTGTCACCCATTATTCTTCTCCTTAAGTTTGGCTTCGATGGCGCGGGCGATAGCCTCATCACCTAGGCATATTTCGTCTCTCTCCTCATCCGTCAGCCCAACCCATTCGCGCTGTGGCGGGGCTTTATAGACTGGCGTGTAGTCGGGATTGTTGAATGGCAATCCGCTTACCTCAAGGTCGTCTGCCTCAACAAAAACAGGCATCTTCCAAGACCTGTGCGAGATATAGCCCCACGGCTCCTGCACCGCGCATCGCTCGCACTTACCGCCGACACATTGGCTTCCGGTCTTGCAGGGTGGTTCTGGCTGCTGTGGTGGGGTGGTGTAGAGCTTTGACGGAATAACTTCCAACGCGAGCAACGCAGTTTCAATTTCTTCCATAGTCGGGATAAATCCATAGTGCGCATCAGGGTCAATGCTGTGATAAATCCTAAGTAAGAATGAGGGGTCAATAATCCAATCTTCGCCATGTTGCGGTGTATGTCGCGGGAAACGCACGACAACTAATTCTTTTGTCATGTGTTCTTCTCCTTTAGCTTGGCTTCGATGGCGCGAGCGAATTTAACTGGGATGCCGCCTTTGATTTCTTCAGCTTCCATGACTCGCCGCCATTCCTCATCCGTCAGCCCCTGCCATTCGCGCTGTGGTGTGTCATGCGATGTTTGATCCATCATTACTGTACGGGCTAGAGATTCGCAGGTCTGGCATGGCGTTGGGTCTTTGTATAACGCAGTCCATCGGTCAGGGTGTCGGTCTAAATCTACGGGGCGATGGGCGATAACAACATCGTCGATAAAGTTGTGCATCCACGCCACCGGCTCCTGCTCTGGCTGCTGTGGTGGGGCGACATTTTCTGTTTCGTTCAACGCCCTTGCCCACCTCTCGACCATAGCCTTGAAATGTTTGCGCTCTTCGTCGTTGTAAAGCATGTCGCTGCTAAACACACAGGCGTCCATTCCTTCCATTGTTTTTAGGCGATAGTTCATTTGATTTCCTTTGGTGGCGCAAAATACAAAGGTATAACATCCCCTTGCGGGGGCTTGCGGTAATAGAGGTTTGTAGAGTCGTGCGCGTCCATCCACGCCACCGGCTCCGGTTCATTTGCTGCTAGTGCTGTGCGGAGTGCTTCGGCAGCATCTGCTGCAACTTTATGAGGGTATATAGTGACTATCGGCCCGCCAGATAACGGCTTGCGAACCTGTATTTTGGTTAGTGGGTTTTCGTATTTAGCCAAAATTTCCAACGCATCCAGCGCCATCTGCCCGACTTCTCTAGGTATTGTCATTGTTCTCTCCTACCGGCTCGTACGTCATCTCAAATATGTCAGGCTTGCAGGGGTAATGCTTGCCCTTCACGCCGGTAATAATCCAGTCGCCGGGGCAGACGATGTGGCCGCCTTCAAGCGTGTCGATCCAGCCGTGGTTGTGCATGATCTGAGTGCAGTGTTCGCAGGGCTTTTCGCCGGGGACGTATGGGTTGCGGAAGTAGCGAACGATGTCTCCTTCCCATTGCTTCTCGCGTCGTTCTGAGGCAGTAAATGTACGCAAGGTTTGGCCATCAAATCCCGTGTGGTCTTTGCTGTAATCAAGCGGGTGATCGCCATTCTTGAACCACCTAGTTGCCTCAATCATTACAGGCTTTTTACGAAATTTCATTGTTCTCTCCGGTTGCTTTGTTCTTGTGGCTGTTTATCTCCGTCGCTCCGGCTTTTGATGCAGGCCAGATAAGTTGATTCTGGTTGATTGTCAGGTCATCAGCAAAGCGCATCGCATTAACTAATGCTGGTGTCATCGCCGTAAACTGTTTCGGGTTCGGTTCATCAGGGCATATGGTGATTGTGTACGGTAACTTAGCCATTGTTCTTCTCCTTCGATTTATCAATAACTACTTTCGCTTTTTGTACGCCTTCCCAAGTATCAGGAACCCCACGGATAACCACACTCAACGCTTCCACCAACTCCGCATTGACTTCATGCAATCGGCGTAACTCTGCTGCGGCTTGATGGTGCATCATGTCCAGCTCCACAGTCCTTACGATTTCCTTGTTCAACTGTTCAGCCAGTCTCAAAGCATCTGGTTGTTTGTCAGTCATTGCGGCCTCTCATCTTCGTTAAACGTCATAGTTTCCGGGTGAGGTACTGCGTCATGCACAATCACACCGTACTCGTCGGCCTCAAGGAACCTGCCACACACCACACAGTAATATCCATCAGTCATTGTTCTCTCCTTGCGCGGATTATTGCTGCCATGTTTACTTCCCACCCATCGGCATCCACTTCCGACACTCTTACCGCACACGCCTCATTCTCTGCCTCAACCGCTTTTCTTGTATGCACACAGGCTGGACGCTGGCAGTCTGGATGGCAGGAATGAATTCCGTCCCATTTCATTGACTCTCGCCCTGCTTCATAGGCGAGGGTGGCAAAGCGTTCAAGATCATCGTAATCAGCAGTCCAATAGTTGTTCACGACGATTTCTCTTGGTGCGCTCATTCCAGCTTCCCGCGCCCATGCGATCACTTGCTCTTGTGTTAGGTTCATAGCTCTCTCCTTGCGCGGATATCTCTGGCGCATTCTCTTGCGGTCTTTGGTCTTTTAATTTCGCGATAACTGGCAACCGCCCAGCCTAGCTTTCCGGAATCAATGTGCTGCTTCTCTATTTCAGGTTCTTTGCAAAGGTTTTCGCATTCCTCATTCTCGTCCTTGCGACCTTCTTCGTAACAGCGCAAAGCCAAGGCATGAAACTCATGCCACTCCATCTCTGTGCCATCTCTCCATTCCTGCATTTCAGACCCGCATATCTCCCGCGCCCATGCAATGACCTGTTCTTGTGTTGGTTTCATTGTTCTCTCCTTGCGCGGATAGCGTAAGCAATACGTTCACGCTCTTGGCGCAAAATCTCTAGCGTTCGCATCTGAACTGGCGCACCTGTTCCCGCCTCACACACCTTCGCACATGCCTCGCGCTCTGCTGCTGCGACTAGGGCGGCAAAGCGTTCAAGGTCATCCAAAGTGTTATCAAATCCTTTAGGGCTCCAGCCGTTTGCCTTTTCGAACATGCGGATAATGTCACCCCTGTTCATTGTTCTCTCCATGCTTTACCATACGCTTGCCTTGCTTTGCTTCGTCGATCATTCTTTCTAGGTCGGTAATAAAGTACCAACCTTCAAAAAGATAGATAGACGCAGCATCAGCTATTTGTTTCTCTATTAGCTCTGCTTCTATATTCTTGTAGTCGTCCACGATACTCCTCTTTTTGCTTGGTGTTGAGATGAAAAAAATCGCGCATAGGGTACACGCCATCGATAGGCTCATCACCCTCAAACTTGACCAAAGCTACCTCAACAACATCGCCTTCAAGGATCTTAGTAATGCGCCATAGAGTTGCGTTAACATACGTATCTGTGACGACAATATCGCCTACTTTGAATATTTGTGGTTTCATTTATAGTTAAATACGTTTAGGCCGCGTTCCATATGAATTGCATATTGCAATTGCATATTGGCAGGAGGTGTGGTAGGCACTATAGTGCGCGCAGCTTTTGTGAATCGCAAATCTTGCATTAACCCATCAAAAGGCTGTACAGCAAGTACCCTTTTATCTTGTGGTGGTGTAATGGTAACTTCCATATGCTTTGGAAAGTCTTTCACCAACTCACCATTCAAATAGCGCTTGATCTCGCCCGCCTCACGAACCAATGCAATATGACTCCATACGCCTGCAGCAACTGGCATTACCCATGATTCTGCAGTAAAGTCGCCACCACCAAAAGTATCATAGATATGCATGACAGGCGTCACAATATCTTGTGGCGGCGTCCAGATTTTCATAATGTTCTCAGCTTTGACCACCGCAGGGGCCATTGCTGCGCCTAACATCGCTTTTAAAAAATCTCTACGGGTCATGCCATCCCCCTTGCACGTATTGCATTGGCAACTCCACTTGGGCAGATATCACACCGCGGCTCATACGCCTCTGCCACTTTTGCGCATGCCTCACGCTCGACTGCCACAGCAGCGTCAATAGCTTCTTTGCTACCTTCCAGTATGGCCATGTTATGCTTGATCAATATTTGCTCGACAAGCCACAACACATTCTCGCCTAAGTCTCGAGCTGCAGCACGTAATTTCTCATCAGTCATTGTCATTATCCCAAGGGTCATGCATTTCCAATGCATTCATTAGATATAAAACGCCAACAACTGCGAGTGCAGCCACAATGGCGCCACAGAAAAGGATGATTATGATAGAGAGTAATTGCGTCATTGGGCTCCTTTCAACAGTCAAGTATTACACAAAGAAAATACTACATAAATTTTTCATCCATGTACAATGGATGATGAATATAATAGTAGCAGGTGCTGCCGAGAGGTGGCGCTTACACTCTGAGATTGCGAACTTCTGATTGTTGAACGAGCAAAATCTGATTTACGCAGTCATGATAAAAAATAAGGCTCTCTATCTGCACAATAGAGAGCCTCACTTTCACTACAGGGATTACGAATGTCATCCGGTTTCGCCGCCCAAACAACATCACCTGAGCAATTATATACCAGCTTCATCTCAGACAGGCAGTTTGATGATGCCGATTGCAAAGTTCTTGGCCTAGAATTACTCACACCTGATGAGACGTATGATCTTCTAGGTCACACCAAAGAGTGGTCTGTCAAATTACCCTATTACGATTTCTCAGGCCAGCCTACTGGCTTCAATCGAGTCAGGTTGCTCTTCCCCAAGAGCAAAATGAAGTATTCTCAGCCCAGAGCTTCTGGCTCTCATATCTATTTCCCACCTGGCGCCAATTGGAAAGCTATCGCTCAGGATGTGGATATCCCCATTATCATCACCGAAGGGGAATTCAAAGCCTATCAAATTCTGAAGCAAATTACCGCTGACGGCAGTCTCTACGCGCCTATTGGCCTGGCAGGCGTTACCAGTTGGACTGACAAATCTGGCTTACCTTTGCATTCTGACTTGATGAAGATCGCCTGGAAGCGCAAAACCAGCTTCCAAGAAAAGCATCGTGTGGTCTACATCATCTTCGACTATGATGGCAAAGAGGAAGATGGCGAGCCCAATGAGCAGGTGGCTATGGCGGAGACTAAGCTGGCCGTCACACTGCGAGGCCTAGGAGCTGTGGTCCACCTATGCCGCGTCGGTAAGTTCGGACCTGGAGTCGGATCTAAGTACGCCATTGACGACCATTTATTATCAGGGGGTAGCCTTGCCAGTGTGGTAACAACTACCTCAGCCATTATGAATGGCGTTGATACAATGGAAACTAAGCTTTACGAGTTCAAGACGCAGTATGCTCTCTTCAATGGCGATGTGATTCGCCTAAAGGACGGTCTTATTCTCAACTGGAATAAAGCCAAAATAGATAGTGCGCAACAATACTTCACTCAGGTCAATACCAGCAGTCGAGGGAACGTCACCACCAAGGATATTCCTTTGTTGGATGAGTATAAGAAGTGGCCGCGGTGCTGCAAAATAGAGCAAGTGGGTATGTATCCTGAGTACCAAGGGCTACAGATTACGCCGGATAAGCGATACAACTTATTTAGAGATTGGGCTCATGAGCCGATACCCGGAGATCCAGGGCCGTACCTTGAGTTTTGTGATTACTTCTTCCAGGCTGAACCAGAGTTTGTCAAATATTGGCATGATTGGGTAGCTAATGTCATTCAATACCCATGGAGACGTAACAATACAACGCCACAGTTCATTCATGACATGGAAGGTATGGGCAAATCGGCTATACCGGAATTCATTGCTGAGATGCTAGGCATGGGGGAAAACGCTCCGGCCGCAACGCTCGGGCCAGATGATCTTTTCTCTAACTTCAACGGCGTCATGAAAGGGAAGATCTTTGTGGTGGTCAACGAGCCAAGCTCAGATAGAGATGACCATAGCGCCAAATTGAAGAATCTCATTACCGGCAAGGAGATTCTCATCAACAACAAATATGGTGCCCAATATACTGTCAAAAATTACGTGAATTACGTGTTCACATCCAACAAGCCCTACATCACTCACATGGGCGCCAGTAGCCGCCGAGAAGCTATCTATAAGTGCCCCACCTTCAGCCAACAAGATATTCTGGAACGTGTTAGTGCCATGATGCGCTGGGCTCGAGCTCACCAAGGGCGCGGCTTCTCTCACGTTCTTGATTGGTATTTGAGTCGTGATATTAGCAATTTTGATCCCTATGCTCCAGCGCCAATGACGGCCTATAAGCAGAAAGCTATCGAGCTAAGTAAGTCTCCACTAGAAGCTTTTGCCAAAGAATTAGCCGATTGGACCCGTGAACATTGCAACGGAGAAGCTGCTTTCACAGCTGCGCAACTATCTATTTTGTGTGAGCGCTGGGGCTACGACGCACGTGCAAAAACACAGTATATCAGACGTGCTATGGAGGCTCAAGGCGAAAGTGAGCCTAGCAAAGTGATCAAAATCAACGGGAAAACGCATCGATATACGACTTTCGTGGTTACACAGTCGAGGGTTACACAACGTAGTTGGGTTGATATTGTAGCAATTACTGAAAAAGCAATATTGTCAGAGTTGGAAGGATAGTTGATCGATTTGTATCAAAATGAGTGAAACCTGAAACTTTTTTGTAACCCTCAAAGCCTTTGGCTCCATTGATTCGTTACAGTGTTATAGTAGGTTACAGTAGATCTAAAATAAAATAAAAAATAAAT